GAGAAGAGGAAGAAGAAGAAGAAGCAGAAGAGGAAGCAGAAGAGGAAGAGGAAGAGGAAGAGGAAGAGGAAGAGGAAGAGGAAGAGGAAGAGGAAGAGGAAGAGGAAGAGGAAGAGGAAGAGGAAGAGGAGGAAGCAGAAGAGGAAGCAGAAGAGGAAGCAGAAGAGGAAGCAGAAGAGGAAGCAGAAGAGGAAGAGGAAGAGGAAGAGGAAGAGGAGGAAGAAGTCGAAGAAGAGGAAGCAGAAGAGGAAGTATATCAATTGACTATAGATGGTAAGGAATACTTTACAACAAACGAAAAAGATGGAATGATATATGCGGTAACAGAAGAAGGGGATGTTGGAGATGAAGTAGGATATTATGAAGATGGTGAACCAGGATTTTATGAATAAAAGAATACATAAAATACAGAAATCTGTACATATAAAAATACTTATTTTTTTTCATTTAATTTACGAGTGTTTCTATTTTGATTTTTAGTATATTTTTTTCTTTTTCTTTTTGTTTTATTATTGGATTTAGTATTAGAGTCAACTTCTTGAATTTTTTTTTGTAAATCAATAAAAACTGGATTTTTTATTCTGATATCTTCCATTACTTCTTGCTTATTGTCATTACGAAAATAATCACCAAAAAATTGATCTGCTCCTTCACAGAATACCAGTTTCTTATTTTGTGGAGTTACTACACCTTTTATAACATCTAGATGTACATATCCTTCTAATATAGTATAACTTGTAGAATCATCTTCTATACTACTGTTTCTTATTTCATCCAAACCTATATTCAAATATTTATGAACATTACTTGAAAGACATAATGAACGTTTCTTCTTACATTGTAATAATGTAAGAAATAAAGATTCATTGTTTTTAGTATCAACTTTAGTATATTTTCCATACTTTTTCCCTACAAACTTTTGAGCTTCTTTTTTCCAATATGGATTCGAAATTATATTTGTCTTTTCTAAACTGGTGAGAGTAGACGCAAACTTAGTATAATTGTTTAGTTCTTGTTTTGCGAATGAACTGGCATTCTTCAAAATATCATTTTCAATAGTAGACCGATTTAGTATATTATTATATAGCTCAATGTCGTACATATATTGCTTCATTTCAATGAATTTCTTTAATAAATCATCTCGGTAAGGTGCTAGAGTAGTACTTCTTGGTATATTATCAACGATACGAACTTCTGTTGTTTTGATAATATCTTTTATATCTTTTACTATCTTGTTCAAATGTGGATCTTCATCATGTGTAATATTATTGTCTAATAAATATTCTATGATTAGTTCTTGTGATCTAATTCTGAGTTTTAAATCATCGGTTTGATCTATTTTGTCTAATTCTTTCTTAGTTTCTACATATTTATTGAGTTCTTCACGAACTTGATCTGGTTGAATTGTCAGAAGTTGTTTAAAATTCGTAAAATTATGGATTTGATAAGAATGAAATGATGAATCGCCTCTTGTATTCTGAGATATAGATCCTTGATAACTATCCTGTCTTATTTTATCAAATAATGTTTTTAGAGAACTCCTCAATAAATCAGTTTCAACGTCTCGTCTAAATCCAGTGCCTACTCCTTGTTGTCTATTTCCAGTCACTGTTCCATCTTCTTTCCATTTATCTGTGTCATTATGAATATTAATAATAAGAGAATATATAGATTTCGATAAATTTAGATCTATTTTTTCCTTTGATTTCATTATTCTGGGGATATTATTTTCATGACTTTCATAATACTTTATAATATTTCGATATATTGGATGTTTGAGTGCGTCATTAACCCATGTAGCACCTATTACAGTATATGAATTATCGTCTTTTTTTATATGAGACAAACATGATGAACCCTTTGATAAAATATCAAAAACCCCACGTTGTTGTTGTTTACTTAGCGTTTCTAATACCGCAGTATCATAATATCCCATAGTCTGCATATATTGAGTCATAGGAAAATTCGCACAAAATACCATTTCCAAAAAGAACATAATGTTATTATCAATCGTTTTTTTCCTTTCTTCCATATCATCTTTATTAATTTTCTTCACTTTTGACTTTTTTTCCAGAATAATACTCTCAAATTTTTTCAAAATAAAGAAAAATTCAATGCGTTCACTATATTTTAACCTTCGAATATGAGATTTGAATGAATCACTGAAAGCTATATTTGGATCAAAATGAGGATATTTGTCAAGTTTTGGTATAGTTGTATATTTTGTACTTGGTTTATAACCAATCAACATACTACTATCAAATACTTTATATCCACTATCTTTTGGATCACTTGTTTTTATCATCAATTTCAAATTATACTTTGACATTCTTTATATAACATGACAAATTTTTCGTAATATATTTCTAAATATTACTAAATATTGATTTATTGTAACTTGCCTTTTTCTTGTTGTAACAATGTTTTTGCTTTTTCTATGGTACTCATTGCGGAATCCAATTCTTCTTTTGTCAATTCTTCGTCTTGTTGTAATTTACTCATAGTATTTGAGACAAATCCCTCAGGCAAAATACAAAACATACTATTTTCATTAAACAATAGTTCCATCAATATAGCAAAAATAAGTGTAACAAGCCCTGCAACAAATACATCACGTGTGCCCATCCATGATATAGCAAATACTAATACATATTGACTAAGACTATGTTTTATGACACCTTCTACCGTTTTACTCATCGGCAATGTTATCATTTTAGAAGTAATATTGAGAGTAAGTATTACTAAACCCGCAAAAATCTTACTATCATTCACAACTCGAATACGATCATATAAATATTTCCCCATTGCTTTGATTTGTTTTTCCATTTTCTATAAAAGATCCTATATAGTATTTATGTATATTATGAATATTCGGATGTTATAATATTTTTTACTACAAATGGTTCTGATTTTGTCATACCAAACATGCCCGCAATATCTTCTAAAACACTTGTATGACTATTCATAGGTTCTAAAGACTTTTCTGTTTCTTGTCTTTTTTCAATTGTGAAATGGCATGTTGGATCACATGGATTACATTGATCTCCACTAAATTGTAATTCTGGATACACATGTGTAATCATTTGATTTTTCATATTTTGGTTTTTATGAACAACTTTTGAATTTAGGCACTTTTCTTTTCTAAATAATGTTTCATTTTCTTTTTTAATAGGCTTTACTTTGGTAGGATAAGCAAAATTTACCGATGTAAAATCTTTTTCTAAATGATTCTCAAAAGTGCTTGTTGATGAGAATTTCTGAGAAGCTTTAGGAATATGATTCGCATATTCTTGAGTACTTTTTGAGAGAAATCCTTCAACTTGTTCATGATAAAATAATATTATTAATAAACAAATCAATAATCCATGGGTAACATCTTGTAAAGAATAAAGACAAATAATAAATACAGCTATCATTTTTCCTAAATATGTTTTGCTAACATAAACAAAACGATCAGAAAACAATAGATAGCATAATATCAATACTATAGGGAGTCCTTGACGCATTAACTTTATAAATTCAATTGATTTCGCCATAAAAAATCTAATATATAGTTACATGTGTTTTTATTCCAAATATCTTTAGGAAAATTTGTCAAAATAAAATATACCATTTTTGTAAAGAGGAAATATGTCATTAATAAATTATGCTGCGCCATATAAAGAAAACTTTTCAAATGGAAAAAAACAACCTCGTATGAAAAATACATATGAAAACATTCAAAGAGAGTCTAGAGAACCAATGGAACCAATGGATGAGGATATGGAAAACCATTTAGATAGAACTAAAAAAATGAATGCCATTATTGATAAAATGAACTCAAAAGGAGTCATTCAAGACGGTTCTGCTTTACATGATTTCACTCCTGATTTTGATTCAGACAATAGACCTCCTACCAGAGTTCCTAAATTAGCTACCATACAAAATAGTCCGGATTTTCCACAACCGACTACACTCAATGTTCCCATAAATCGTGAATCTTTCATGGATGTCACATTGCTAAATAAACAAAGAAATCCATCGAGTTCATTTAGTCAAAGTTATGCACCAACCCCATATTATAAAGGTATCGGTCAACGATATACAAATGCTAAACCAACTAATACATCTGAATCATTTGAATCATCTTCTCAATTAATGGAAAAATTAAATTATATGATTCATCTTTTAGAAGAACAACAAAAAGAGCCGACACAAAATATTACAGAAGAATTCATCCTCTATGGACTTTTAGGCGTTTTTATGATATATTTGACAGACTCATTTTCTAGAGCTGGAAAATATATTCGGTAATTTTATCCTATAATAATAATATTATTACTGTTTATTGGTGATTTTGGATACACCATATTATATAAATAATACGCAATGTCTGTTTCATTTTTTAATTCATATTTTTCATGCCATCTTTTCAATATATGTCGATTATGACTTATATTGGGAATTTCTAACACACCATACTGTTTTTGATCATACAAATAATTCTTTAGACTATGTAAAAACCCTTTAAAAAAATACAAATTGTCCATATCATATGGATATTCTTTCCGAAATATCATTGATCCTGCCAATCGCACCATACTCTTTCTCTCAATGTTATCATTATCCCAGGATATGAATGTGTTTTCCAAAATATACACTCCATGAATATGTTCTACTTTATTTTCCTTCAATACACATATCCATATAGTATATCTCTCGTTTTCTAACCATTCCAAAGAGGTCGCTGTATTTGCCAAACAACATATTTCAAACTGAGTCGTCATTTCCGCATATATCGCATTCCATAAATGTACATGAGTTTTATTTAAGCAGCGCACACTATAATATTGTGGTAACTTTTGTATAGGGGTTGGTTTTAATAGAAATGTGTATACTTTTGTTTCTATGAGAGGGACAATACCTTTACATAATTCAACTTCCTTTTTAAACAAATATATTCCAGAAAAGGTAGGATCTATTCTTAAATGATTAAAAATATGGGTTTGAATTAAATTACGAGAAAGAGTTTTTGATTTGTAATTTCCATTTACACAAATAAAATCCCAAAAATGGATTTGAGTATTTTTTTGAGAGAACTTTAGGAAAAAAAGATCGATAGGCCTCGATGTAATGGATCCCCATATTTTTGATTTGTCTAAACATTTTTGAAAAGTAGGTTCCTTTAGATGAAAATCATGAAAAACGGATAACATCGACGAAGTATCCATCTTTAGGCATTTTTGAAATTTATCTATATCCATATGAAATAAATGACTATTATTGTCTACATAATGCCCTTGTAATAGTTCAACGATTTTATTCATTATTTCGTCACTACAATTATTCCAACTATATGATATAATTTGATCAGGCTTACAAAATATCCCTAATTTTGGAAGTAATTTCCGTTTACAATAAGGTATTGTACACCAACGAGGATATATTTCATATGGATGGTATACGGGTTGATGAAACCAAAATGGTGAATGTATCTTCGCTGCTATCAAAGCGATTACATATAATATAAATATGATATACAATACATACAATAAATATTCTCTCATAGTATGTATTTTGATATTATTTTAGTACACTGAACAAATTTGATTCCATTTATGAAGCGTTTCTGTAGATATAGGAGGCAAATTTACATGACATTCCCAAAAATAACGGCAGAATGCCCAACTGAATTCCAAATTTGGTAGTCCATTTTCGTTTATAGGGATATTCAATTTATAGTCATTACATCTTTGTTTAAATATGTCTGGTAATAAATGATGATATATTGGTGGTAGTACATAGGCGAGTTGTGCGTATGGAGACACTGGTACAGTTTCTCTTATTGGTAATACGTGATCCTTAATTTTACAAGCAAAATGACGTAAATCTTTCAATAAAGGAGGATAATGATAATCATATTTCCATACCCAGTCTACTTTTCCATGAAAATAATATTGGGTTACCCATTCGATACCTTCCATATAATTTTTCACTAAATACTTACGATCCAAATTATCCGGAAATAAAATAGAATAATATCGATTTTCCCAATCATAATCAAATGGATTTATATATTTTTCTTCTTTTCTATATAAAACAGGGGTGTTCTGAAATAATTCGCTACGTTCTTTTACAGTATTTTTGGGATGTAACATTGCTGGTTTTTTATCCCATTTATTACGATTGGAATGTTCTTGTTTCCATAATGTATCTTCATGACGAGATAATTCAAATATAAAATTACTCAATTGTTTCCATTGAATATTTCTTGTTTTTTTAGACAATAAGAATTTCTCCTGTTTATTTCCAATAGTGTTTCGATATATTTCTAATAGAACGTCCATCCCTTTTGTTCTTATATTTATACTAGGAAAATGAGGTAAAAAATCGTTTCCTAAGAAAAAACATAAAAATACGTAATCCAGCATGCGATGATTGTCAGGAAACGAACATTTCATTTCACTTGATATTGATCGTGCGAGATTACCCATATCTATAAATAATGGTTCATCTTCCAAAATTTCGCCCATATTTGTATCTTTTAATATGGATTTTGCGAAGACAGGCGATTCACGAAAAATAAACATATTTGGGCAATAATCCAAATTACATATACTGAGCATCATTAGATCCGCATCCAAACCGTATATTGAACATGCTTGTTGGGTCGGATTTTCACGCATATGTGCGTATAGTTTATGTTCTCCTTCTCCTGGTTCATCTGGCATGGCCATAATAATTGTTTTTACTTTTAATTTTGATTCTTTCCCACGAAAATACTCTTTCATATAATCAGATAGTTTATTCATAAATGGTGTTCCTGGTGTAAACATGGATGTCGTTTTTTGTACATCTATAGTATTTTTTCCTTCGATTTGATTCATCATTGATGTTTCAAACCAAGATTTATACCTCCGATTTCTCTGCTGCTCCATTTTGGCAATAGGAGCAACTCCATCAAATGCTATATAAACTATATCATATGGTTTGATTTGGTAAATATAGTTTTCTATTTTTTTCGCAGTTGTTTTTAATAAAATCTCCTCTATTTCTTTTAGTGGTAATGTTTGTGAAATTTCACGATAACAATCATATAATATAGAATTACAATCTAAATATAAACGTTCAAACCGAATTTGATTTTGAATCATGGTCATGTATTTACATAATACACCTGTATGATTACGAATAATATAAGAAAAATAGCTTGGGATACCCATTTTATACAATAAATATAAGTAATTATATGTTTATACTTATTACGGAAACATTTTATAAATAAAGAATATATAGAGTATACATGGAATTAAATTTAAGTTCTTTATTGTATTTATTTTTTCGTCTGGCTCCTTTTATTTTAGTATGTTTTTTTGTGCTAGGCTCTATAATAAATAGTGAATTAAAAGGATTCGTATATTTAATCGGATTAGTATTTGCTTGTTTTGTAAGCAGCCAAATTATTGGATTTATTGGAGAAACCACTGAGAATCAGATATCGCCTGTTTGTAATCTTTTTACCATAAATGGGTTTTTCGCAAATATGACACCAATTAGTATGGTTGTATTGACATATACTTTTTTCTATTTAGTATATCCTATTGGTAAATACCATTTAGAAATCGATAATGTCATGCTTCTTATATTCTTCCCTATATTGATTTTAGGAGAAGCATATTGGATTATATCAAAAGGATGTTTTTCCATATTAAATACTTTTCTAGCAGTGATATTTGGAGGAGGTTTAGGAGTTCTATGGGCATATATTATTGATAAAACAAATCTTCGAGGGTTACAATACTTTAATATTGGAAGTAATCGTGAAAAATGTACAAGACCATCTAAACAACGATTCCGGTGTGTTACATATAAAGAAGGTAAACCGCAAGAATTTATTACAACATCTGGGACTTCATAAATATATTTAGGCAATTGCTATATATATTTTCAATGAAAGTGAGATATATTTTTTTGGAACCATAGTTCTAATTCTTTCGCAATATGTCTACGATGTAGATCTTCATTTAATAAACGAATGTTATTATGACGCATTTGAAAGAAATACAAAAATGTTTTCAAACCATTTTGAAAATTCCCTTTTGAGTATTTCTCATTTAATTCATTCCTAGAATAGAGTACTATACCTTTTCTTACATTTACCGCATTATGAAAGTTGAAGAGCATTTCTTTTAAATGATTTTTTGTCAAAATATTATTAAAATTAATCCCTTTCAAATAACTTACTGCGTGTGCAGTACAATCGGGACATGGTAAATTAGAACATATATTGAATATCATACTTAATATATCTCTTCGAAGATTAGCGAATTGTGCCTCATCTATTTTTTCTGCGAGTATGTGAAAAAAATTCCAAAATGGTGCGCCCCATATCATATTGTGTTTAGTTGGAGGAGGAGGAGGAGGTTGATGGGGAGATTCTACTTTTTTAGGCTTATTTTTTTTACGAATTATAATTTGAGAAATTGGTAATACTGTTTGAGAATTAAAAATATTATTAGATGATCCAGTATTTGTTAAGGTTGATGCTCTTAGTTTTGTAAATAACATTTTTTGTTAGAAAGTATATAATATATACTATGTACATAATAATTATTCCTTTATAAAACAATATAAAATTTCTAAATATTATAGAATAGGAGAATGAATACATCAGAAAATGGACATATAGAAGAAAATCTATCTTTAGTTAATACTGTTAAACATTGGGTTACTATAGATAACCAAATACGGGCATTGAATAAAAAGCTACGTGAACTGAGAAATGATAAAAAAGAACAAAACGAAATGATGATACAAGTCATGAAGCAAAATAACATTGATAACTTTACATTGAAAGATGGACAAATACAGCATAAAAAGCAAACTACTCGAGAACCATTAAACCAGAAAACATTATTTACGATTTTAGCTAAACATCCTCAATTAGATGATGAACAAGCAAAACATCTCAATCAGTTTATTCATGATAGTCGTTCGTCAAAAGAAAAGGATGTGATAGTTCGAAAAATAAGCGATGGTAATTAAACCGATAAAGAGATAAAAAATGCGGATAATCTCTCTATGATCCTTTTTTAAAAATACAAATTGTTGTTTTTTGTTTTCAATTATATTATTTATCTATTTTCTTGCTCTCCCCCCTCTTAAATGTTTACGAAAAAATGTTTACATTTAGGAATATATATTTACATTCTGGAAAAAAATGTTTACATTCAGGAAAAAATGTTTACATTCAGGAAAAAAATGTTTACATTCAGGAAAAAAAATCTTATATAAATATATAATGGATCAATTACGGTGTGATATTTGTGGAGTTAATTTTAAAGAAAAGCGTTGTTATAGAGCACATTTAAAAAGTAAAAAACACAAAAACCATATTGATAACAACATAAAAGATACTTATAAATGTGCTTGTGGTAAATCTTATATGTATCGGCAAAGTCTTTATGTCCATAAAAAGACTTGCAGTTATAAACAAGAACCTTTTACACAAGTTCAAGTTTTGATGAAAGAAAATAATGAAATGAGAGAAATAATTTATAAAAAAGACCAAGAAATGAGAGAAATACTGGATAAAAAAGATAAAGAAATGGACGAATTCAGAAAGCAAGGTAGTAAAGAAATGGACGAACTAAGAAAACAAGTAGAAATGCTGATCGAAACTAGAAATACAACCAATAATAGCAATAATACTAATCATATACAAACTCAAAACAATATAGAAAATCAGTATATTGTTGTCAACTCCTTTGGTAATGAAAACATTGAACACCTTACTGAACAAATTATATGCCAACTCATTAAAACTTCCCCATTTACATGCGTTCCTCAACTCATTGAAAAGATACATTTTGACCCTGAACATCCTGAAAATCATAACATCAAGATAACCAACAAAAAAATGAATTATGCTGAAATTGTCAAAAACAATAAATGGGTTACTGCTAACAAGAAAAAAGTTATAGATGATGTAATTCAAAAGAGTTACATCATATTAGATGAAACTTATACAGACAATAAAGACTCAATATCGGAACGGCGACAAGAACGGTTCGATAACTTTCAGAATAAATTTGAAAACAAAGATGAAACCTTACATCGCAATATTAAAAATGATGTCGATTTGTTAGTTATAAATGGTACGAATGAATTACACAAATAATAAATTACTATAGAAGTATGATAGTCGTTCGTCAAAAGAAAAAGATGTTATAGTTCGAAAAATAAGCGATGGTAATTAAACCCTTGAATAATTTTTCATTATTAATCAATCGAGAAAGTGTTATCCATTAAGAAATCTTCTAATTTTAGTCGTTCTTGTGGAGTTAGAATTCCTATGTGTATTTGAATATCATTCGGAATTTTTGTTTCCGTCTTTTGAATACAGCCAATAATTGTATCTATGTCTTTGTCCCGATTCATAAAATGACGTCGATACACATTGATGTAAAACTTCCTATACCCATACATAGTCGCAAAATCATCATTTAAAAACCGTACTATATCATTGCTCAACGATTCTTTGCTTTCATTATGCAGCGGATATGCGAGACTATATATTTCACACATATTGTGATAGGTATTGTAAAATGAACGAATATCCGCACACAATAAAGGTGATTGTGGTTGATATGTATACGGAATGATACATTCCCGAATAATATCGTCTGGTAGTTTTTGTAATTGTGACCACAAAAAATAAGACATATTTAAGTGTTCAAGTGAATATCTATATGAATATACATCACCTTTATTTTTAAGTTTTTCTGTTAAAATACATATTGGTTTTCAATTTTATTCGTCGTAAATTTTTCAGGATTGGTTTATAAACCGAGTTCTGGAATATGATATACTCCATCTTCATATTCATACTTAGCAATAATTCGAGGGTTTTCTTTTTCATTCATAATATCTTCTGTATTAAATACATTTTTGTTTTTGTCTAAATAATATACGATACCCCCTATTTCTTCAGCAAATACCTCTGAAAATATAATATTGTCATCTATATTTGATTCATTAGAAACAACCCCATGAGGTGTTCCTTTTTCGTGAGTTCCACAATATATACAATTGTCTTTTTGTTTTCGAGTACATTGATCCCCATTTGCCTTCTTCGCATGACAACGATTCAAACGAGGAATACTATTTTTTACTCGTTTTCGTTTCGAAACATCTTCTATAGACAAAGTCAAACGATTATACTCATATAAATAAGTAATTAAAGATTCGATTTTTTCTGACTCTATAAATTTTAACTCGATCGCCTTTTTTTTCACATCATTTTTCAATCCGCTCACATAATCCGCAATGCGACGATTTAGTTTGCGTTCCATAATTCTTATTATCTATTATAAATATGTTATGTAAAAAATATAAAAAGCTTTATTTCAATTTTACATATTCAAAACAGTTATTGTGTTTTGAATATAAAGAACGTCATTTACATATTAATTAGGATTATTCTTTAAAATTTCTAAAAATGTTTTTTGATTTTTTCGATATCGTTACATACTTCTATACACGTTTTTACTAAATACTGCTTAATTAATAACATTGCGGTTGTATCGTCCGCAAATGCCATACGTATAACACTATATTCATCATGAGGATGGTATTTTTTAAATCCAACATAAGTCATTTCATTTTCCTGCGTTTTATCTAAATAAAACATTTGATACAAATAGTGCTCGAGTAAATATCCCATTGTATAATCTTCATGTTCTAATATTATGTCATAGCTATTTTCAATAGACGATATAGTAACACTTGTATATCCTATATCACGTGAATCGGAAGTACTATGAATAGGTACAATTTGTGACTGTATCCCTTTAATCAGATTTTCGAATTTATTTTTAAGTATTTCACATGCATAATTCACTAATTCTTGATTGGTGTAAACACCTACAGTTTTAACCACAAAATCAAATTCATTTGGTTCGCCGTTTTCATCCTTTTTAAAGCATCTTTGGGCATCCAAAAACTGAAAATTCTTACGTTCGAACTCAATCTCTTCATTTGACATATTTTCGTCTTTCATTTTTTGTAATTGAACTGCCCATACGTCCTCTTTATACTCCGAGTCAATCACATTTTGAAACGAACATTTACTTACTACATTAAACATACCATTTTCTTTTGCGGTGGATACTGAAAAGTCAGCAGTAAGTTGAATTTGCTCACCATCAACGTTCCCTATTGCTGGACGTAACCGAAGAAAGTCTATTGGATGGTTAGTAATTGTATCACGAGGAAAAATTTTATTCATTTCCGCATCTTCTAAAAACTGTCCGGTAGTTTTTTCTTGTATTTTAAAATCGTCTGTAGTTACCCATCTTATTTCATGTTTTGATTCATTTTTCACATTTACTACTAATCTATAACTTTTTATAAAACGCTCCACTATATTCCCTTTCACGTGAATTGGTATATTACTCAATCTTTGTTTCACAATTTCATTGTGAAAACGTGTTGTGTTCGCAGTTATCTTACATGTATTAATCTCACTTGTTTCTGTTCTTATAACAACAGTGGGAATATCAGATAATATAGTACGACGAATCGCATTGGCATAAGATACATGAACATCTTTTATTGTAAAATGTAACCCGTATTCATCTTCGTAGTTTTTTACTAAAGACATTGTTATTCGCTTTATATTGTGTATGGATATAAAAACAATAAATGCTTTTATATCTATTTTATTTTCAATTTTGAGTTTATACAATTGGTATACGGTTTTTAAACAAAATAAAAGAAATCATCAATAGAAACATAGAAACAAATGGAATGAGAACTAATATCCATGATACTATTGAATATCCGGATTTACATATTAGATTCAATATCCATGTCCAAAATGCCACATAAAGTATTTTTATGACAAATACTAAAAAACTATTTTCTACTGGACATTGATAATCTCCAACACAATAAGTTGTTCTTGAACTTACATTTTGTAACCCAATAATAATCAATGCTATTGTAGATATTACTAAATAGAAATACGCAGGAGTACATAATTTATCGACTAACCCTAAAAATGATTTCATATATATATAATTATTATATAATATAATTCATACCTACTTTATCTATTGGTTGACTTTCTAAATTACTATTTATTGTTGAAATACCAGATAATTTTGCCACAAATGGTATATCACGTGTTACAGTATCACCTAATATAGTCGCTCCACCTTTTATAAATTTGACTTTTTTAGATTTTCTTTTTCTATTTTTCACTTGTTTTGATTTTTTTGTATGACTCTTTTTTACGTGTTTTCTCTTTGAATTTGTCTTTCTTTTTCGTTTTCCGCCTAATAATAGATACCCTCTAGAAGGGGACGCTGCTTCTACAGTTGAACTACAACCACAAGACATGTATATATATATCATATATTTTTACTCCCAATAGCTATTCTACATCAACATGAGTCAACATCATTCTTCGACAACATACATCTTTTAGTTTTAGTCGGTCTAATACTTCTGCTTCAGGTGTTTGTTTATTTTCCATATCTTTCGTATAATATATCACCTTATTCACTTGCTTCCCTTCCGCACGTTTCATCTGACGAACATTTTCCAAATAATATCTGTACTTGTTCGCCAATACATTTCCACATGTAACACATTTAATTGGTATGATCATGGTTTATGCTATATGATATATATTTTTATATAATTGTTTTTATCTAATTATTTTTTCAATTTTATCTAAAGTATCTATAAATGAAATACTTTGGGATTTCGTTGATAACCGGTATTTCTATTGTTTTTTTATGTATACATTTAGTAAAAACTCGAGAAACATTTACAGATGAACCAGAAAGTATTAGTGAAGATACATCTGAGGATTCGTTAAAATATGATCCTAATTTTTATTCTAGTGATTACCATGCGTCAGAAGAAACAATACGTGAACAAAATAATCATAAATTAAATGTTTTTTATGTGAAAGGTAACGATAATAATTCAATCCCCGTTTATTTTGAAGGTACACAATCATTCCCTACATACAAACCACCAGATACTTATAAATATGGAACTTCAAATTACGTTCCTGTTTACGAAGACGCTATTAAATTGTCCAAAGCAAATATTGAGAGAAAATATATGATACATTCCGGAACTGCTAAATATAATGACCAATTAAATTTATATAAAAACGGGACTAAATGAGTACTGAATCATAAGTCCTTTTTTTATAGTTTCCAATTGACTCTCAAAATATACTTTTAATTCTTCTAAGTTACTAAATTCTTTTTCGCCAATTCTATAACAATGTGCTATTTCAAAGATATCACATTTATTTACAATAATATGTGTACATCCATTAATAAATATGGCTTTTTTCATTTCTTCCATATTCATCCAATTACATTGACGCTTCCTCCCAGTGGTAGAACCAAACTCTTTTCCTATTTTTCCGATCGTTTCTAATTCTTCACAATTTTCTGGTTGAAATGGTTTATTTCCAATATATGTATCATAAATCTTACAACAACCATATACATGACGAATTGTATTTGACGGTAATCCGCTATTACAAATAGAACCACTTACACATGAACTGGATGTACAATATGGATAATCTCCATGATCAATATCTAACATATATCCTTGCGCACCTTCGCATAATATATATTGGTCTTTTTCCTGTGAAATATTATAGAAAAAAAGGATAGGATCTATAATTTGTACTTTCATCGCATCCAATACTTCTTGATAATTGCGTATGCGTTTCCCTTTCCTCCATGCCTTATCCGCATAACATGGTCCTATACCACTCTGAGTTGTACCAATAGTATTTGTGGTTTTGTCTGTTTGAATATGACTGTTCTGAATCACATGTGCGTTTGACGAAATGTGTAAACATGTTCGAACATCCGGAAATCCGTTTTCTTCTAAATAATTCAATTCATATTCTAATTTGTCTAAATCTACTACACAATTTGATCCAATTATTGACGTTTTATTAAATAATACCCCACATGGTACTTGGTGTATGACGACTTCCATATTTACATCTTTTATAGTATGTCCAGCATTTGGGCCTCCATTATAACGAAGACATATGTCATATTCTCCTGTTTTTAGCAAATTATATACGACTTTACCTTTACCTTCGTCACCATGTTGTAATCCGACAACAACATCGGCAATAATCATAGTATAATATATTATCTCTATACAAACAAATTTGTAACTTCTTTCTCATTCCATAAGAATCGTGTCAAACATCCAATCCCAATACATAAATAAGTGCCCATAATTGTGTTTGAATTTCTGATGATGAATGCGATGATCGTGTTGTGTACCTATTCCCACAACTCGAAAATACATTTCCCATGGATGTTCAAATTCAGAATGGATTAATGTAAGCATATTCGCATATATAGTACCAAATACCATGTAGGACCATACATTTGTACGTATAATACGTGATGTTAACCATAATGGGATCAATATCATACATGTTGTGTCTATTATAGATCCATCAAAAGCATCATATATAGTAGGAGTGATATGTTTATGGTGATATATATGACTACGTTTATATAGCCAAGGAATCGCATGTTCTATTCGATGCATACCATATTGTAAAAAATCTTGTATCAATAATTGATACACCACATGATTCCATTTTATCCCACCATCATATAAGTAATATGTACTAGGCATCGTTCCTGAGAACCAATATATACTTAAATACCCTCCAAGCACTACAAATCCTTCTATTTGAGAGAAATGTGATAGAACTAATTTTAACTGGTTTTCATTTACCGGCTTTTCATTATACATATTATAATACACTAAAGTCGATATTTGCCCCACAAATACTGAGCTTAATCCAAAAAGTAATCCTAAATAGGATGAATATCCACTTCTAAATTGTGTAGAAAGAAAAAAAGGAAAAATGAGAGAATATGTCCAATAAGTAGGAGTCCATATAAAAAAATCTAACCATGAAAAATATTTTTGAGGTGGATATACGATTATTCCCATATTCGAGCTCTTTATAATATATAGTTATATGTTTTCATATAACTATCATTTAAAAACAATATAAACCTTTTCCAATGGTATAGTATAATAACAATATGTACTCACTGTTGTTTCTTTCTGTTCTTTCCGTTTGTGCGACCGCTTCCCACTGGGACAACTTTATGGCGTTTGTAAAGACCCATAATAAGTTGTATACTTCTCTTGAGACGCTCAATGAGCGTTTTGAAATTTACCGAGATAATATGGAATACGCTATTCAAATGAATTCCGAATCTCGCAATTATACTTTAGGAGAAACTTATTTCGCCGATATGACTTTGGAAGAATTCCAAAATTATTATGTGCGCACTCCTTTACAATCTCGATCTTGTAATTCTTATAGTCCTACTGGCAAAACGACACAGGATTCATGGGATTGGCGTGAACAGGACAAGGTCACCCCTGTCAAAGACCAAGGACAATGTGGTTCATGCTGGTCTTTTAGTGCCACTGGTGCCATGGAAGGTGCCTGGTCAATCGCAAAGGGAGATCTAGTTTCTCTATCTGAACAGCAATTGGTTGACTGTTCTTCTGGAACGAAATATGGAAATCATGGATGTAATGGTGGATTGATGGACGGTGCGTTTCAATATGCCATAGATAATGGTATGTGTACAGAATCTGCTTATCCTTATAAGGCAATAAACGGAAACTGTCATTCATGTGATGTTGTCGTTGAAATGTCAAGTTGTCAGGACGTTCCTCCTAAAAATCAAGTGGCCATGAAAGAAGTTGTTGGACTTATTGGTCCTATGTCGGTTGCGATTGAAGCCGATACACGTACTTTCCAGCTATATACAAGTGGTGTATTGACAAGTAGTGCTTGTGGCACCAACTTGGATCACGGAGTGTTAGTAGTTGGTTATGGAAAAGAAAACAATATCGAATATTGGTTGGTAAAGAATAGTTGGGGAACATCTTGGGGAGAAAAGGGATACGTAAAAATTGAACGTAGTGATTCTACCAAAGATGCCGGTATTTGTGGTATTGCTATGGAACCATCTTTTCCTATTGTCTAATAAAAATCATAATGACCTATATAAAAATAAAAAAATATTTCACGTGAAAACTGATAAAAAAAATAAAAAAGATAAATATTAATCATCCATGAAATGACGCTTCTATCAAATATGTTGTTACCTACAAAAACATATATGTTTTTCCAATGACACATGCGATATAATCTCATTTTCATGGGTAAAGGCAAGAATTGCGTTTTGCACATGACACACGAGTTATTTACAACACGCCATTCGTATAAACAAACTTCGTGAACATGATATTCACAATGACATATTGTTTTCTCAAGTTTGTCCTCACAATTTTCAAAACATATAATACATGAATTTATTTCATTCATGTATTACTTGTATATTTTGTTTTTCACTTTTTCCGAACAATTCGTTTCACAATCTTTTTCTTCGGAATTTCAGCTGTGTATTCAGACATTTCAGAAACAACTGGGGAATCCTGATGATGTATTTTTAGATGACATCCTTCACATAAAGCCATTAAATTTGCCGGATTGTTTTTATGGAAGGATTGATCAATATATCCATTCTCATCAGCATCTTTTTGTGGATGAATATGATGAATTTCTTCACTTAAATTTCCACATTTCTCACATTTTCCTTTCAGTTTTTTCGCATTATAGCGTGATTTTGATAATCGCAGAGACCCTTCATATTCCGGAAAATGCGTTCGTCTAATTTCATAAGCCTTTTCTAAAAACACTGGATCCATGTACAACGATTCACACACTTCCAATCCATAACTAGATGGCCCTGAACCTTTTTTTAAAATTCGATCATATTCCATTTTGCCCGTTTCCGCATTAAATCGTATTTCCAAATAAAAACATTGGATTTTCGGTAATTCTTGTAATTCTTGAAAATGAATGATCTCATGAAAATGTGTCGTAAACATAAACGAGCATTGGCTTTTATTTAATTGTATCAAACTAGACATCATAATGCTTAATGCGGATACTGTTTCAGTTCCAGAACATAATTCATCTCCCAATACCAAGCTATTTTCATCCGCATATTTCAGGATGACTCTCAATTCGGACATTTCTACCGCAAAAGTAGAAAGACCTTTGAAAAAATTGTCTTGGTTCAAAATTCGAGAGTACAATGAGTGATATGGCTTATATACAAATGATTTACATGGAACATACATTCCGGCTTGTGCCATAATAACCGATATTCCTAAAGCCCTCATATTACTCGTTTTTCCGGATGTATTTGCTCCAAACAATAACATACCGTTGATACTTATTTCGTCTGTGTCTGAGCCAATACACAAATCATTGGACACATAAATCTCATTCGTATTGAGATGTTCAATCAATATATGCCGTAATCCAGTCGCTTTTACAAAAGCCTTTTCTTGTGATTCATTATCGATTATAGGACAACAATAATTATATTTCTGGGCTATATAACACTTATTCAAAAGAACATCTATATTTGCTACAATACGACTACATTCCTCAATAATATCAATGTGTTCATTTTCGATTTCTCTCAATATATTCAAAAATAATTCTTGAGTGAGTTGATTTAATTGTCCTTGGAACTGTGACAATGAAGAACATATCTTATGACATAATGGGAAATGTATTTCTTTCTGTGTTTTGGTTGCGCATGAAGCAAATGTGATTTCTGACCATTTGAAATTTACATCATTTTCCAATATGACCTCATTCCCTTTTTGCGTTTTTATTTTTTGTGCTAATGTTTCGCAGCGTTTTATAGTCATTTGTAGACTATGATTATTTGTTTTATCAGTAACAACATGCTTTACATACTCTCCTAATTTCGAAGTTGGGCTCATTTGTCTCTCAAAAAACATCCAAATCGTTTTCAATTGTTTTTCCCGTTTTTCATAATCATTATACAATCCATCTAGTTCCGGATAATATCCTTTTTTCAATATGGGTTTATCAAAAGAAGTAATAGAATTGATCGAGCCACAATGTTCCATAAAAAACCGGTCTTGTAAGAATGCCAATAATATCCGAAGTCGCTTCAATAATGTTGACCAACACGAAACCTCCAAATAAGAGTGGAGCCAAGACAATTTCTCAAATCCGATCAACATTTGTTCAGTCAATAATAAACTACTATAAAGTTTTTGGAGTCCCGATGGATACATTTTATTGGCAGTCATTTGTCTAGATAGTTTGTGAATATCCTGGATTTGTCTCAATTGTTTCCTCGTTGTCTCAATAATCCCAGTTTTTCTATCTTCTTTATAAACTTCTCCCATTGCATTATAATGTTTGTTTAAAGCATCTATATCGAAAATAGGTTGTGTTAATATTTCACGAAACAAACGTTTGCCCATAATAGTCATACATTTATTTGTCCAAGAATGAACAGAAAGCAAATTTTGAGAGTCTGTATGGGAATTACCATTTATACGATCACTTTGACCAGAATCCTCTAATATATTTAGCTGTTGTAATGTATGGTTGGCAAGAATCATGGATGTCGATGTATTTTCCCATAGTGGCATTTGAATATGTTTACATAACTGAGGATTACGTTCTTCTAGAAAATTCATCAATACACAAAAGCTCTGTGTGGCAATTTCATATTGAGAGAACTCCGCACATTGTTTTATTGCTTCTGTACCGAAGTATTTGGACAATATGTGTTTGTAATAGGTCGAGTCTTTCGCATTCATAACAATAGGATCATTTACATCATGGCACAATATTGGTATAGTATCCTGGCAATTATGGTGAATATGAGAACGAATCATATTATGTAAATGACTATTACATATAAGAATCATTTCTCTCGGTTGATAAATCGAAATATATTTGTCTAATTCGTCAAAACTAGTACTATGTAACGTATCGTCTTGTAAAATATGTTCCATCAAATAGGTTTGACCCGTATAGTTGTTCAATAATGAAACCCCTATAATGTATTTGGATCGAAATTCATGAACCCATATACACATTATATGATTGCTCATTTGACTTTTATTGTTTGTCTCAAATGAGAGATGTGTACCAGGTGAATAAATCGCATTCAAACGTCTTAATTTCTTTTTCCCGTTAGTTTGCATACTATCTTCTTGAATATATTCAACGACTGTATATTGTTGCTCTACGAGACGTTGTACATAATGGTCTATTTTATAAAATGTAAATCCCGCCATATAAACAGTATAATGTTTATAATTTACTTTTTTGGTAGAAATCGCCATATTACATATTTTCGAAAATTCCAATATAGAACCACCTCTATAATCAGTTTCGTTTTGCTCGCTATACGCATACACCTCATAAAATGTACCGCATTGCATAAGAAGAAGAGTATTTGGCCCATATTTACGTTTATACTCTGCTGTTCTCTCAAAATATTCCGTAATCATATTCATGTCCTCATAATCTTCTTCGGCAATTTGATCATTTTCTTTTTTCGCTTTTGGCATGTCTATTTCTATTTCTATTATTTACTTAGTTTGATAAATGATAAAATGTTTATATTATTTTATTATTTATAAAAGTTAATTATAAAATATTCGGCTATTTTTTTATAACGGCCTTGATCTTTATAAAAAAAACATTATGACAAAAATAAATTTTATTCAAATAACTTTATTTTTTTAGAAAAACTGCAGAAAGAGAGAAATCTTCACTGGTATAATAAAAACCGGGTTTTTAATTCATAGAGATAGGAATATTTTGCGCTACAGTAGTGAAGTATTTGTAACCAGTATTCGGTTCTAAAATAAACTCAGTAATTTGTCCGTTCGTTTTATCCCATCCAGTTTTAATCTTATTTCCAGTACTATCTATCAAAATGCTTCCATCTATATATTTTGAAGCATTTGATTGAGAAATAATTATATCACCAAAATTTGGAGATGTAAAAACATCGTCTAAGTATTTAGTTCTATTGGAAGGATAAGATATAAAGTTCCATGTATTTGCGGTCAAACTTATTGTATTGGATGTATTTTTTGTTCCGGGTATATTCACAATATAAGTATTCGGTTCTGGTACATATACAATATACATTTTACCTACTTCGATTGGAAACGTTGGATCTGTCCAGCCAGTAAAAAAATCAAAGGTGGTTGTAGAAGTACTACCTTGTACAGACATAGAGTGAATAGGGTTTACAAATACATTCGAAATATCATTTACAAGTGGATCCACAAAAACACTTGTCCATGTATAACCGGGTGATAAGGTCAATGTACATTCGTTTGATTGTACAGAATTCGATACATTATTAAAAGTAACTGGTATTGGTTGTGCTGTATTCACTATAGTTGTAATATCACTTGTTGCGGTTGTATCTGTAGCACTATTTGTAACATCTGTTATTATTGTTGAATTGTCTTCCGAAGACCCGTCTAGCTCAATATCAACTTCGATAATAATAGAACCGTCTAATAATCTGACTGTAATGTTTTTGTATGGTATAGTATTTAAGTATTCAGAAATGTATTTATTTTTTACATTATTTATTATAGTCGTTTTGTCTGTATTCGTTAATTGACTCGCATTTACACCTGTCATATTGTATCGTATATTTACATTCGTTGTTATTGTTTCTGGTGCGGTGGTTGGTATATATTCCGGCATGGGTTCCGGTTCAGGTTCCGGTTCCGGTTCGGGTTCAGGTTCCGGTTCGGGTTCAAAAGCAGTAGCACTAAATCCCAGAAACGTATCTGCTTGTGTATAATCTACAGTATATCCTAAATCTTCCAACATGCCAATCGTGACACGACTTAATGGTGCGGGTAAATCAGAAAATCCTGTCATTAATTCATCCCCCAACGAATTGTGTTGAACACCATCAATAATACGATTTTCATTTTCTTCTGCGTGCCCACCTGCTGTACCAGGACCATTATCATCTTCTACTGGTATTCCTACTAATGAATTATTTTGCATATACAATCTATATTCACGAACCGCATTTGTTCCTGAATATGGACTATAATTTAATTCACCTGTATTAGAATTTTGATTAAGCAATGATGTAAATCCATAACGCTCCCATAATGTGCCGATTCCTAATACATGTCCAATTTCATGTAAAGTAACATAATATAACTCAGTAATACCATTCGGATCTTTATTTGCCAACATTCCAGCAATTCGTTGACTATTGAATGTAATGTTACCTCCTAAAACCGCAAGTGTATCTTGTGAATCATATTGACCTTGAACAGCACCATCATCTATATATCCATAGCTTTGTCCCGCACTCCCTAATATATTGGGGTCACTAATATATGTTATTTGTATATTAATATCCATTCCAACGATAAAAGTACTATTTGTCGAATGATTTACCTCTATATAATTGGAAGGAAAAGAAAGATTTCTGTCCAAAATAACAGTTTCCCAACGATCAATCGCCGCCTGAACAATACCACTTATATCATATCCGGATTCATTTGTCAACTGGACATTCAATAATTTATTTGCCATACCTATATAGGTACTATATAGAAAAACTTATCGAATTTGAACCTCATTATAAGAAAATCAAAATTGAATTTTAATTGGAACCAAAATTTATATATCAAAAATATATTTTAAAAGATATATTATTAAAAGTAAATCGAAACATACAATTATAATGGATTTCTCTTCAACACGTCCTCGTATTGTGACAATCGAAGGAAATATAGGTGCGGGTAAAACAACATTGATTAATACATTAAAAACCAAATATAAATCAAGAAATGATGTATTGTTTCTGGAAGAACCGGTTGATGTTTGGTCGACTGTCAAACAATATGGAAAAACAATGTTAGAACTATTTTACAAAGATCCTAAAAAGTATAGTTTTGCATTTCAAATTATGGCATATAATACCAGACTTAAAATGTTAGAAACCGCTATTTATAATGCGAATGGCATAAAACTAATCATAATGGAACGTTCATTAGACGCTGATAAAAATATTTTCGCCAAAATGTTATATGATGATGGAATGATGGAGGACTGTATGTATCAGATATATTTACAAATGAGTAATGAAGGAATGCGGAAGTATATGGCAGATGGTATATTGTGGCTAGATGTTGATCCAAATACCTGTAAAAAGCGGATTCAAAAACGAAATAGAGAAGGAGAAGAAAATATATCATTAGAATATTTACAAAAATGTGATTCATACCATAAAGAATGGTTAAGTGCGGATACAGGGTTTGTGTTTAGAATAGATGACACACCGGATTGGGATACATTAGAAACATATTTGTTACAAAATTAATTAGGCAATAAAGTCATACTATGAATTTCAATAAAAAAATTAGGGTCATGAACAAACCCATTTTTTTCTGAAGCACCAGGTTGTGTTCTCATTCGTTTCACTACTTCCAAGTCATGTTCTCCACCGATTATTGTTCCTACCATACCATCTGCTTCTGTTTTTGAGCCTTGTGTTCCAGGGCCGTGATTACGGGAATTGTCACGAGTGGAAATATAGATATGTCCAGCAGTACTTGGTCTTCCAGCATAGCCTATAGTATATTCTTTATGACTATAATCCGGGTGATATTCTTGAAAAGCAAATGGAAGTATATTTTCTCCCATTTCTAATTTTGCTTGTAAGACATGTGACGCATTGCGTTTAAAATTGCCTTTTTTGAAGTGCTTTAGTACATATTCAAAAAAATAGAATACAGAATAAGGAAGCAATTGTATTGGAGGTAATTCAAATGTAATTGTATCAAAAGGATCGGAATTATCATGATTCATACATTCGGGAAATTCTATACACATTTCAATATGATATGGTGGAGAACCATAAATATCTGGTATTATAGAACGTAACAAATCTTGTAATATATTAATCTCACATAATGCGTCAGGATCTGTTTCCATAATGACTCCATTTTCTTTCATATACCGTAATTTGTCGATTTGATTGTGAACGTCTTCCATATTTTTGGTTACAATAAATAACTTTCAATTAATTATTGTAAAAAATCTAAATATTTGAAGAATAAAATCATTTTCATGTATGATATTTATGGAAATAATAATTTATCTATTGTGGTTCTTACACAAAAGATTCTATGTATAATAATACCTAGTAAAAAGAATCCAATAATAAATACATATGTTGGAAACTGTGGAAAAAACATAGATAAAAAATAAGCCATTATAAATGTTACAATTACATCAATCACTGCTATATTCGCAATACGATAAGAATGAATACCGGTGTCTGGTTTTCCAAACAAATTCTGATACTGACATAGAGAAACCATTTGTATATTTTAGGGGTATAAATATTTATGAGTTTATAAAATATTTTCTAAAGTTGATAACTGTTCTGGTGTCAACGATTCCGGGAAATCTACTTCGAATGTTAAAAAGAGATTACCTTTTTCGCTATTTCGTACCATACCATATAAAGGGATTTCTTTCATATATCCCGTTTTTGTTATAGAATGTTGAGTCTTGGTATTAATACGGAGTTTTTTTCCATTTAAATGTAGAATATCTATAGTAAATCCACATAATGCGTCTTTCAAAGAAATGTGTTGTGTACCATACAAATGAAACCCCCTTCTCTCATATAATGAATGTTTTTCAATATCAACCATTAAATGTAAATCTCCAGTCATATCATGCTCATTCATGTTTCCTCTATCTGCCAATACAATAACTTCTTTATCTTCAACTCCTTCTGGAATTCGTAAAGGCATAGATATTTTTTCATTTTGTTTTACTTTATCTTTAAATACTTGTCTCTCAATTTCCAATAAAATATTACATCCATTATATGCTTGTTCTAAAGTGATTTTTATGCTTTTACGAATAGGATCTGGTTTCCGAGGAGGATTATGGACAGGTCTACCATTATGAAATACACGTATATTTGGCCCATGGCCATTCATTTGAGAGAAGAATGTTTGAAAAATATCTTCAGGATGACCACCATGATGAACTCGAATGCCACCTGGGAATCCACCCGGAAATCCACCAGGGAATCCACCCGGGAATCCACCACTTCCTCCCATTTTTTGTTCCATATCATATTGCTGTCTTTTTGAATTATCGCCTAATGTTTGGTATGCTGTATTTATATCCTTGAAACGTTCATGTGCTTCTTTATTTGGATTTTTATCTGGGTGTGTTTCCAATGATAGTTTACGAAATGCTTTCTTTAAATCTTGACTAGAAGCATCAGAGGATACTCCTAAAATATCGTAATATGATTTTGTCGTCATAGATAGAAAAAAATGATTTATTTATATTGATATATACACATAACAATATAGTTATATAAATGAATGAATCATTTCTCAGTAAATATAAACCCTGTACAATTCAAGATTTCAACTTTGATATCATAATTGAAAATGCTTTTAACACATTTATACAAATGAATGACCTGAATTTATTACTATATGGTACATCAAATTGCGGTAAGACTATGTTATTAGAATGTCTTATTCGAACGTATTACGGACTTAATAAACACGAATCTTTCCCAGAAGATAACATGATTTATATCAATAACCTAAAGGAGCAAGGTATTCAGTATTATAGAAACGAAATGAAAACATTTTGTCAAACCAGAAGTAGTATTGCTGGTAAAAAAAAAATGATAGTAATAGATGATGTAGATAATATAAATGAACAAAGTCAGCAAGTATTTCGCAGTTACATAGATCACTATAAGCACAATGTCCATTTTATAATGGTATGTACAAATATGCAGAAAGTGATTGAGAGTATTCAATCACGATTACATATAATTCAATTGATGCCTCTTTCTATAAAAAAGATACATAAATCAATGAAAATGATCATAGAAAATGAGGATCTGGAGATAGATGAGGATATTCAACAATACTTGTTATCTATAAGTAATAATTCTATTCGAACTATGATCAATCATTTAGAGAAACTATATATATTAGACATGCCAATAACGCTTGATTTATGTAAGAGTATATGTTCAAATATATCCATACAACATTTTGAAGAATACATTGACGCCTTTATCGAAAAAGATTTAATAAAAGGAGTCAAAGTCTTGAATAACATATTTAAATGCGGATACTCAGTGATAGACATATTAGACTATTTTTTTTTCTTCGTAAAAACTACCGATAAAATAAATGAAAATACCAAATACGAAATGATTCCATACATATGTAAATATATCACTATATTTCACAATTTACACGAAGACATTATTGAGTTAGCTTTATTTACGAATAGTTTATTTCAAGACATATCAATAATGCCAAATTAAAAATGAAATTTATATAGAAAAAAAACTTATTAAACTATAATGGAAAAAAATATATTGTTCAAAACGAAAGTTCCCTTAGAATATTTATTACAATATTTAGATGATATTTGTAAAAACAAAGGAGACTATTATATGATAGACAAGATAGTGTATAAAATAATGGTGGAATCTAAACAATATGAAACATTTATAGAAACAATATTACCTTACTATTATGATTCAAAAAAATATTTTGTAACTCGTGAATTAACATACACTTCATTTGGTAACATTATACGACAAATTTGTCATTCACATGGACATCCATTTATGACTGATAAAAAATACAATCATTCTGAATATACGATTCGATATATAATAGATAAAAATGTAAACCCTTGAAGATTAAAAATGGGACATTTTCAATCTTTAATGGTGAGATACCAGTAACAGTTTGAAATAGGACACCCAATATGGCGTCGAATTTCAAATTTTCTGGTATAAAATAAATACCCCGTATCTTATACTTTAGGAATTTTTGATATGTCTACTATATATAAAAATGATTGGAAAACAACCAATGACATATATAATATTCGGATTTTGTGTACTAATGGTTGCAAGTTTTGTCGGAAATAAAATCAAACAAAAATTTCAGAATAAGGAACAAGATGATGACTACGAATTAATCAAGAAATATTTGCTAAATGACTCTACATTATATGGGAACAATCGACCTAAAATATGGATTCATTCTGAGTATGAAATAAATGCTCGAAAATGGAAAAACTTCATGTCTCGAAATACGACAGATTTGAATCAACCATACTTATATTTAACTATACAAAGTATCATTAATCATTGTGGAGACGATTTCCATATTTGTTTGATAGACGATGACTCATTTGAAAAGCTTATTCCATCGTGGACGATTAATTTAGCAGATACTCCAGAACCGATGCGAAGTAAGTATCGTGACATTGCTATGTTACAATTATTGTATATATATGGAGGATTTCGAGTACCAAATTCGTTTTTATGTAATAAGAACATAATTGAACTATATAAGCAAGGTGTTCATGACAACAAGGTGTTTATTGCGGAAAAGCGTTCAAATTATCCAAATACAAAAACATTTGTTCCGGATATTCAATTTATAGGATCTCAAAAAGAAAATGCTAAAATTCAGGAACTTATTCAAACGTTAAGTAGTATAGTAGGAACACACTTTCAAAATGACGGAACATTTTTAGGAACAGTTGAAAAGTGGTGTCAAAAACAGAATGAAAACCAAGAAATGAATTTGTTGGATGGAAAAATAATCGGGATCAAAACATCTATAGGAAAACCAGTCTTATTAGACCATCTAATGAATGTTGACTATATAGACTACGATAATAGTTTACTATATGGAATTTATATCCCTAGAAAAGAATTATTACGTAGACCTAAATATCAATATTTTGCAATATTACCAGTAGAAGATGTGTTAGAAACCGATAGTATTTTGTCTAAATACTTCAAAATATCCATGGTAGATGGTGTTGACCAATTTTATAAAAAAAGAAGTAAGCATGAAAGTGTTGTTTCTCTCTAAGATATTATTTACTATTTTATATAAATAAAAATAGTAAAACATTTATTCATTAATACTTCCACGTGAAGCGAAAAGTGATTTCACTTCATCTGTCAAACATAATCCACCAAGCGAGTTAGATAAACCATTTGCTGATCCTGTACAGTTTGGATTACCTTTTAGTTTTGATACAGGGTCATACATAGGAGGTGCGTCGATCGCAGACGCTTTCAATCCATCCGCTTCAAAAACTCCTAAAACACCTTTTGTTTCTTCTAAAATAGGAGATTCTTGTCCATCTACATTTGAAGCTCCATGTGTGGGTTCAGTGAATTGTGTCTCAAAGTTTTCAAAATTATACATATTCAATGTTTTCGCATTTTGGTAATTTGTATATACGGCGGAATTTCCATATATCGACAAGAATATTACAACCACAAATAGAAAAAATACAATGTAATATTCTATCGGTAATTTTAATATACGATTTAAGTACTTATTCATCTTATACATTTACTAAAGACTTTATTTATAGATACGTTTTAATCATTTTTTTTCTGATTTAATTCTTTTTCATCCTCCTCCTCTTCATCATCCTCCTCTTCATCATCCTCATCTTCATCCTCATCCTCATCCTCATCTTCATCCTCATCCTCATCCTCATCTTCATCTTCCTCTTCTTCATCTTTATTATCGTTGTTATCTTGAAAAAGTTCTTTCATGTCTTCTTCCATCAAATAATCATACTCGGCATCAATACCATCTTCAGATGGGAGTAAAAACAATTCATCAATCGCCTTAATAAACCTCATAAAAGCACTATCTGGTTTACTTAATGCTACATTTTCATTTATAGAGTATCCCGCAATATTTTTGTACAATATTTCCCGAATATAATGTTTCATTTGTTCTTTCATTTTTGCGATTTTATCTCTAAAAATAAACAAAAAAGCGAATATAAGAATTAGACCAAAATAAGGAATCCATGACATCACTGATAAATTATCGAATAAATACATATTTTTAATAATATAAATGCTATATCTATATTATTTTCCTAAAAAGAACATATATAAATTAATTCATTATAATTATATATAATGAATCAACAAGAAAGGTTGGATTTAAAAAAACTGATGAAGCATAATGATTATGAAGACAATACTGAGGGAATACGGAAATTGAAACATAGTGATTTAATAATGACTGATATCATGAAGTTGGAAGATTTAAAAAAAGAACTTAAGATTGTAAAATCAGAGGATTTCGAAAAATTTAATTTCATATGTAAAGAAAAATGCTCGTTTTTATATAATTCTTATACAGACATATACAATCGTTGTATAAAAGATGAATTAGATTTAGGATTGATGACACAAGCTTTGGTGACTCTCAAAAAAATAGAAAATAATGAAATAGATCAACAAGAAGGATCTGTTATTATGGGTAAAGTATTACATCGTGTATTTGTAGAAAGCGCATTAAAACGTCAAGAACATTTAGAGTCTGAAAACAAAGTAGAAAATGTACCTAAAAATGAAGGAAAATCTATGTCATGGAAGGAGTATAAAATGAGTGTTCAGAAATAAAAACGATAAAATAATATAATATTGTAAGATATAGATAAAAGCTGGTATTAATTATATGGATGATAGGCTCATTACAAAAGAACACATAAAAATTCAAAAAGGAAAAAACTTCCTCCCATCAGAATGGTTTCATTCTTCCAACTTTTCAAAAATCCAGCCTTCAAAAAAAGTAGTTGTATTTGATTTAGACGAAACTTTAGGATCATTTGCGGATTTATATATACTATGGTGTGGTATTAGACAAACATGGTATGATTGTGATAATTTTTATGAATTATTAGAATTGTACCCAGAATTTTTGCGATATGGCATTCTAACAATTTTAGAATATTTGTACCACTGTAAAATGAAAAAAACATGTGAAAAAATTTTTGTTTATACCAACAATCAATGTTCAGTAACCTGGGTAAAAATGATTTGTAATGCCATTGAAAAACGAATAAGAAATATGTATCCCGAATCAAATACATGTTTGTTTGACCAATATATATGTGCCTTCAAAATCAATAATAAACCTATCGAACCATGTAGAACCAGTCATAAGAAACGATTAGACGATTTTTTCAGATGTACTATGATATCTCATAAAGCAGATATTTGTTTTATAGATGATGTAGAATATCCCTATATGAAAGGAAGTATGGTATACTATATTTGTCCGAGAGCATATATTCATACACTAAATACAAAAACTATAGTGAAACGTATCTTATCCGCTAAATGGATACCTTCGAAGTATTCTCTGTTACATACAGAAGACTACTGGCGTAATTGGTTTATTATTAATAAACGAAGAATGGTTCGCCGTGGAAATCCAGATATTACTATTGATCTTCAAATATCCAAAAAAATGATATATCATTTAAGCGAATTTCTTCATTACGATAAGAGAAATAAACAACCAGACTCCCCTATAAAAATGAAAAACCATAAATTAAAAGGATCTCATAAAAAAGGTCAAAAAAAGAAAAATAAAAGTATTCGACAAAAAAATCATATATTGGTTTCTGTAGATTGATTTGCCATCAATAATAACATTTCTTCTTCTTTCATTTTTTGAAATGTCTTACATTCATCTAATTGATACTGCATCATTTTATAACCATTTTTACAAACTATATATGTGCCGTTTTTTAGGAATTTAATTTGAACAACAATACCACCATTTGTCAATGAAAAAACGCCTAAAGGTTTCTCTCGAATCCATCGAATATGAGTTCCTAATCGTATATCTTGTAAATCGTTCACATATCGATAACTTTTCAATGATTGTAACCATTTTTCTTTTTCTGGATATTGAGACAAAACTTCTACTTTTTCTAAATGGATGCTTTCAGTAGTTTTATCATTTAAATAATGATATTGATCAATATTATGCTCAATATTATTGAGCCAATCATTTACCCAATTTTCATCAATTTGAACATCAGAATCTTGTTGTACTTTTTGTATAATATTTTCTAGTTCTGACATTTAAGAATATCAGGTAAAATATTCCTAAATAAATTTAAAAAAGGATTTATAGATTTTCAATGTTTTTAATATCTCTATTATCCTTTTCAATACTTTTTTTTCCGTATAATTTATTTTCAACTCTATATTTTTTATAATCTAAAATTATAGATAAATTACAAAATTTAATGCCTTGAAAATAAAAATAATTATCAGGATTATAGATTATATCTTCAAAATGTTTTGAATAATGTTTATCAATTGTATATTTATTATCATTATCGAAAGGTGTATTTTTGAAAATGTCTACATATTTCTTATCAATAAATAAATCCATATCACCACAGTCTCGTATTCCATAAACAGATAATACAGATGAACTTGTAATACATATTTTTTTCGTATCTATATCATTTTCTTTACAAAACTTTTTTAATATTTCAAATAATTTATTGAAATTTGGAAAATCGATATACAATGATGGTGTTTTATCAATAAAAGATAAAGTGTTATAATTTAATAAATCCAATAGAGAATTACACTCTTCCTGAGTATCCGGTATATGAATACTATTTTTACCTATCTTATAGTATTCTCTTACTTGTTTTTTTAAATGTATTAATGTTTTTAACTTTTGTTTTTCAATGAAATAAAGTTTTAAATTTTCCCCATTGCTGAAACAATTTATTGCCTTATCTTTATATCCACCACTTTTACACCACTTTTCGTTGTAATATAATAAATTTATAAAATTATTCTTAAAATTATTCTTAAAATTATCCATTGGAATATCAATATCATAAATAAGATGATTTTCTATTTCATTTAACAAATTTTTAGGTAAGTTTTCATGATTTGGAAATAATATTATACAATGAAAGTCTTTATGATAATTTTTTAAAAAAATATGTATAGTATAATCGCAATATTTCAGTTCATACTTCTTTTTTTTAAAAAAATAAATATTAGTAGGATAATAAGGCTCATGTGGTTGTGTTGGATAATTTTTTATTTCCAAATTTTTATTTAGATTATAATAACTTAGAATTGAAATTCTATGAAATCCATTTATCACCCAATATTCATCATTATATTTACAAACAGGAACATTTACCGTATTTGTTTGTTTATCTTTTATTTCGTTTATAAGATTATTAAATCTTTCAAGATGTTGTTTTTCACCATAACATTTACACAATTTTTCTTTTAAACCATTAAAAGCACGTTTATGCTCTATATGTAAATCTATAAAAAATTGAGTATCGTATTTATTTTCATAGAAATCAACATACTCTATTCCAATAACAATATCTATTCTATTTTTTGTAATAAGTTTAATATTATCACTCATTATATTATATCATTTTATTAATTAATGTGTTTATCAAGCGCAATAACAAAATTATTCCATTTAATGTTCAAATTGTGTAAAAAATGATTTATTCTCTCATTTTTTCCTAAATGTTTTCTTTTTGTATTTTTTTCTTCTAAATAATCCTTCTCCAGAATTTTCAAAAGTCAAATCAATAATTTCTAAAGGAGATCGTTGGATGATCATGGATTGTCGTTGTTCACCAGAAATTGCTAAATTAATTTTAAATTCACCTACCGTCCATCTATTGATGTTTGCGTCTTCTTTTATACGTTGTTTTAGTGTAGTGAATTCCTTCACTGGTACCATAAACACTATTGTATGTATTGAGCGGTTTTTAAGAAATAGATCGTATAATTTTTCTACTAGCTTAAACGTACCAATAAACATGCTAATAATATCAAACGATTTGTATGATGTATTTGGTGTATGTTCAAAATCTTCTAATCTAAATTCGACTTTTTGTTTATTTGTTCTATACACATCATATGCGTCTGTTGGAATTGTATCCAGAATCTGTTGCGTAATATCAGTACCTACTACTTTAGATGCTCCTGAATACAAGAAATGGTTTACTAAATATCCTTGGCCACATCCGATTTCTAAAATGGTTGCCCCATCAATTTTATCATATCCAATATGATTCATAACATTTCATATATATTTTGGTCGCATTGCGTGAGTAATACCGATTGGATGTATATGACGAGTATAACTGTCATAACGTCTTTATTCTTCACGATAATTTTTCATCCTCTCAAATTACTTTATTATGTAATACATAAAATAGAAAAATAAAAAGAATAAAGATGTATTAATTCATATATTCTTTATATTTTGTATGTGATTTATGTAGGGAATATAATCATCAAATTTATTCCAATAATACATGATAACAGGTATAGTAATTACATTAATCAACAATAAAAAGGCAGCACCAAAAATGAGATTTGCGTCATAAAAGTCGAATTTATAAGAAGATCGGAAAGGGTTATATCGGAACATTAAAAACAAACATAATCCGATTTGTACTATAAATGTCCATAAATATATATACTGAGGTAAAGAAGCTAAAATACCAAAAAATGCCAAACCGTATACTAGATAAATAATGGCGAATGATAAAAAATAAATTTTATGAGAGAACTTCATTTCATTTTCCATGAAAAGAGAACAATATATATTTTATGTATATTATTTTTTACTATAAAAACGACTTATAAAGGAAAGAAGACAAATAGATAAGATGAGTATTATCGCAAATAAGTATAGATTAATGGATTACATGGGAGAAGGTCAATTTGGTTCAGTATGTGAAGCAGTGTGTATAAAAACACAAAAGAAGTATGCTGTGAAAATGGAAAAAGGAATAATACCGTTTTCTTCTATAAAACATGAAGCAACTATGTTACATTATCTAAACAGTCAAAAATGTGTAAATATTCCATACATATATTATTTTGGAATGTGTATGTCACATTTATGTTTAGTTTTAACTCATTACGAATGTTCTTTAGACAATATGAGAGAAAATCTAAGTACATTGGATATTATAGAATGGTGGAATTCTTCCCTAAATGCTCTAGAAAAAATTCATTATACAGGTATTGTACATAGAGATATTAAACCACAACATTTTATGAAAAATGACAAACAAGAATGGCACTTGATTGATTATGGATTATCTACAACATATTTAATCGATCAAAAACACATATCTGAAAAACACAAAGAAAGCATAGTAGGTAGTCCAAACTATGTTAGTTTATATGTACATGAAGGTAAAGATCCTGTAAGAAGAGATGATCTTATTTCTCTCATTTATATTTTATGGGAGCTATTATATGGAACGTTTATTTTTGAACAATACGAGGCTAAACGAGATTCGTCTGAATTACATATTGCCCATATAGATCATCCATACAATATGTGGTTATATAATCAGAAACAATGGGAACGTTTATATGGGATTTTGAATTATAAAAATGACCACGATAATATGACTGAATTACTAATTTCAGTATTAACCCATGTAGAACGTTTGCAATTTTCTGATAAACCTAATTATTCGTCTTATTATATACCTTACAATCCATAATCTTTTGGGTTATGAAAATTCGTTATTTTTGATGATCGAAACCAATAATCATAAAATCTTTCCCAAAATTTCTTTTTACGAGGCAATGCGGTTATTACTGGAGCACGATATTTTGTGCTACTTGGTTTATTTGTTTTCTTTGGTGTATTGCGTATGTTAGTAAAATCATGTACATCTATATTACCAAGGCTAAAACGGTTGTTCATATATACTGTACAAATATAATGTTATATTACTATTGAATTATTGGAGATGAGTTTCCAACCTGTATCTTTTGTTCTTGATATGCTTGTTGAATATACTTTGCGTTCAGGGTATTTTCATTTATCAATACATTGCGTATAAAAAACGAAGTACTGTTATTGGATACACCTAATTCAATAAAAGCGTTTTCTGGGTTTTGAATGTCAAATAATTTCCAATTATAAAACGATTTATATTTACCATCTATGTACAATTTATAACCATTTCTATTGAATACAAGGGTAACAAATGTCGTTTTTTTGGGGGGTATTGTATTGTCGCTTTGTTCAGATATTCGTTCTTTTCCATCATTTATATTCTTTTTTGTTTTTCCACGTATAGATAAATATGGGGTATCATCATGGTGAGCTAAAAATATACCAGGAGAACGATCTGTATGGAATCCACTTCCAGAGTCAACAATACGAAATATGGGCTGATCATCCAAATTGTTTTCATGAACATAAATAAAAAAAGATAATGTAAAATTTGTATTTTTACTATTATTGAGAGATGAGTGTCCTTTCCAATTTAAATCATTCCACTTCATTGTGATAGGAACACCTTTATTTACAGTATGATGATTCCACCATTTTTTTTTATTATAAGAAATAATCGAATTTAATTTCAAGTTTTCATTAATTAATAAATTATCAGATATATTCAATGGTTTATTTTGAAATGACTCTTTCGTAGAGAGATCATTCAAAAAATAAAAAAATATAAATAAAAAGAATGCGAACAATAAAGTTAGAATTAAATGTTTTCGTGTGTCAGCCAAATCAATAATCATATGAAATAATAATACTATATAATAATATATTATTTCATTTTTCTAGATCATGATTTAATTCCATATTTATAAATGGATTGAATAATATTCTTGTCTAAAGCTTTTCCGTATATTTCAAATTCTCCTATTTTGGGTCCCCAAAATGCGTCCCAATCTACAGCTGGTCCTCCAACAATTTTTGTATTTCTCTCAATATTTTTAGGATATTTACGGTTTCGTTTTCCTAATTCAATCCCATTATGGTACATTGTCCAAGATGCTTTTTCAAGAGGAGTATCTTGTGTTTCTTCTTGTTCTGGTTTCAAAACCCAGGCAATATGATGCCATTTATTGTCCAATAGTTGTGTTCCCAAATCGGAAGTGTATTGACCATCCGCAACTAGATATAAATTATCTTTCGATTTGTCTCCCCCGATCGCAATACATATTTCATCTTCTATATTCCTCCATTTTCTATTACCAAAATTTAATATTCTACAAAAATTACGAGTTATATTTCGTAAACTAGGGTCTATTTTAATCCACATTACAAAAGTTGTGCCATTTTTAGAGAATAGTGTATTTGTTTCTTGAGACTTATCCGTTTTTATTTCTAAATGTTCATTTTTGCTTTTATCTAAATCTACATAACGAATTAATCGTTTTGATCCATCTGCTAATGTGATTGTATCCATTTTGAATTCTGGTCTAGTAGAGTCGCTACAACGACCCATACGTACATGAGCTGTAAAATTTACACATTCCGTTGGACCTGACGAAGGGCACATGTATCGTGAAGACAGATCTACACATTTATCACCGTCCCATTTCTTGTCATCCGAGTTAATACATTTAATTTTCTTAGATACAATGGACCAGTCAAATTTGGTTTTAGGGTCATAATCGTATTCAAGTCGGGTAAATTTTTGTCGCCATGGTCGAATAATTTCAATATATAATTTACGTTTTCGATCAATATTGAATTCCGATAAATTTGAAACACGATTTGATTGTGTTTCTAGTACACTTCTAACTTCTTTTGTAAAATCTACACGTCTATTTTTATCTTTACCGAAATACATGTAAGCTGCGTGAATTTTATAAGTATCATGATGAGGATTTTTTTGATAACTGGCACGTTCTTTTGCGCCATTACTATAATTACATTTTGTATTTGTCTCAGATCTCAATATAGTATCAGAAGTGCCTACCTTATATTCATTTATAATGACTGGTGATGAATTGAAACCTTCTTTTCGATTATTATTGTGAAACCATGAAGTAAAGACATTAAAATTATCATATACATAAGATAATCCAATATTGGGCATTCCAATAAAACTCTCAATATTGCTATCTCGATCTTCTAAATAATCAAATAATCCTTTATGCTTGATTTTCTCATATAAAAGTTTTATGTTGTCAGAAGATATAGTTTGATTGTATATTTTGAAGTCCTTCATAATAATACTTTGAACGTTTGATCCTAATATCAATAATGTATTATTATCTGTCGGCAATATTGGATTCTTACCAAAATTATTTTTCCATTTACCATTTATGTATAAATCTACTTTACTATTTGTCACGGTAATTGTAATAAATGACGAGGTATGATTATAGCCGTCTTCATTTCCACCTGTCATATCAGAATTATGGGTGTATGGTGTTTCATCGTATTCTTTTCCATCATCGGTATTAACTTGAATATTAAAAACAGGGCGTTGGCGTTTAGCAGAAATATTTATATTATTTTTATTACCAGTTTTAATTTTGAAAATATTTGCTCCTTTCATTCTTTTTGAATCTTGCTTTTCTCTAAAGAATATCCAAAATGAGAAAGCCATATTTTGAACATCCTCTATTTTCAAATCATTCCATGTATGAATTTTTCCCTTTTGACGTAGTCTTTTCATGGATACCCATTTATTTTGTGTGACTATGTCTCTCCAAGAAGGTTTTACGGCATCTGGAATTTTCGCAATAATATTTTTATAGTCTTTTAAAGCGCTAAACCCTTCTTCTGGAACTTTTTGAAATTTACAATAACAATCTCCATTTACAAATTCAGAGCTACATTGGTTTTCCCAATTATCACCACTATCAACACATGCTTCTTGATTTTTACAAATATCACTACATTGTCCAGCTCCTGAAAAAGAAGTAGTATCTAAAATATCCTTCAGAGTTGAATAACTGGGGGTTTTATCTTCTGTATTGATATATATAGGAACCCCATTTCCCCAGCCATAAGGATAAGTATTGAAATATTCAACTATAGATTTTTGAAAGTGATAATATATAAAGAATACAAAAAATACTATAATAAAAAATATCACTAAAAATGTTCTATTTCTGGAAAATACATCCATGTCTTTAATGCTATAATAATATATAAAGAGAATATGTTTTTAAGAAAACAATATAAATAAAATTATTGTAGTATAGTATACTATATAATGACAACTGCTTCCACCCCTGAAACAAACCGCTGTATTGGTCAAGTAAAATGGTTTAACAACAAGGCCGGATATGGGTTTATCACAACAAATGATGAAGACAAAAAGGATATTTTTACACACTATTCAAATATACAAGTAGATGATACTCAATATAAATATTTGATTCAAGGTGAATATGTTGAATTTAATATGTCAGATTCTACCAATGAAAATCATCAATTTCAAGCAACAAATGTAACTGGAATCCAGAAGGGTAAGTTGATGTGTGAAACTAGATTAACAAATAAAGTAGCACGTCCTCAATCAACCCAATCTCGTCCGAGACAAAGGAGAAAGAGAGGGGGGAAAGAGGATATTCTAGAGACAGAGGACACTGATGGATTTACAAAAGTTGAAAAAAGGTAGAATTAGATATTAATTATAAAAACAATATAAACATCATCTTAATATATTAGACATAATGACAGAAGAAATAAGAAAAACGTCTGAACCTATTCACACGAAGGTTTTGAGAATAATAGAAGAAATGGAAACGGAATTATTGAAAGTGAAATCAGTATATGATACATTGAAAATAAAACATAAACAATTAAAAAAATCTTTTCAAAAAATGGAAACAAAAATGAATAAAAAGCAAAAAAAGAGCAATGGAACACGAAAGCCTTGTGGATTTGCGAAACCATCTACTATTTCGAAAGAAATGTGTGAATTTCTAGGAATAACAGAAGGAAGTCTAGCATCAAGAACGCAAGTTACAAAAAAATTAATTGAGTATATTAAGGAGAAGCAGTTACAAGGAGAGAAAAATAAAAGGATAATTTGTCCAGACGAGACACTATATAAGATTTTTGGAGAAAGTGCGAAAAAAGATGAAATTACATATTTCACTATGCAAAAGTATGTGAATCATCATTTCATAAAGGAGGAAAAAAAGTAAAACAACTAATAATGTATTGTAATCATTTATCATAAAATGACTACAATTTAGTGAATATTTATAATAGTATAAATTTATACAGATACTTCTTCGGTTTCACCAGTGTTTGCGACAATATTCAATATTTCTTCTGGATATTCCATGTCTGTTAAAATATGAATGGCTCCTTCAATCCGAGAAATCCCTTTTTCAATCTTATAAGTAAATACTTGTTTTCCTTTATCATCATTTACCACCATTTTATAGTTTTGTATAGAACGAGATTCTGAGTCATTATCTTCATTTTCCCATTTATCGCAAATATCTACATAATGTGTTGTTAAAAACAAATCAACATGGCTATAATGTCTCAAATATTGTAAAAATGCGTAAGCAGATTTGGTTGCTTCTTGTGGATTAGTACCAGAAAACAATTCGTCGAAAATACAAAAATGTTTCCCATCTGTTTCTTTCTCAATAGTATTCAATATTGTCTTACATCTTCGTGATTCGGCTTGAAATAAGCTATCTCTTCCTGAAGTATCCGGGATATTTAAATAAGAATGAATATATTTGTATGGTATCATATTGCAAGAATCATAGAACCCCATACCAATTTGTTGGGACAATATTACATTTATAGCGGTAGTTTTCAAATACGTGGTTTTTCCAGAGGCATTCGGACCCGTAATCACCCCATATGTATCCAATACTACATCATTTTTTATACAAACGGTTTCATCTTTATGAGTAGGATAAAATTGTTGTATTATTTTACATTCTGGGAATGTGGTCTGTGTACTTTCTCCAGAAATATCCATGTCTAGAACAATTGGCATATCATCCTCTGTTACATATGATGCCTTGTTCAATGTTCCTTTTTTGTATTGTTTATGTAGTCCATTCATACATTCTAAATAACCTTCAAATCCCAAACAAAACGAAAGCGTTTTTTCAAATTCATCACTTGTATGTAGTAGATAGTAACATTTCAACATATATCCGATTTCAGTAGTTTTTGTTACAGAACAGGTAAATGGTACTACTGGATACAACATATCGTCTAAGGAATTCAATATTTGTAAATGCTTTTCTAATTCTCTTCGGAATGGTGTATATGATTCCATTTCTTCTGTAATATTCATAAATCGTTCAATCCGCTTTGAGCTATGTTTTTGAAATTCTTTCCATGTACATAGTTCATTATTAATACATTGAACATTACTATAAAAACGTAGACACTGTACAGTATTTTGATACATTTGAAATCCATATAAGCCTAGCATAATCAATAAATAGATGAGTTTTTGATATGAAAATGATTCGAATACAGTAAGAGCTTGTCCAATAAAATGATGCCGAGCGATTTCTTTCAAAACTTGAAAATATACGCCTAAAGTAATTGGGATTCCTTGAATTTTTAATATGACAAAAGGGAAAAGCATGAATAAGAACGGCAATATGAAACTCATTACAGGTGACATCATATTTGCTATGGTAAGGGATTGTAAAACGACAGAATTTGTATTATATTCTTTCAGTATGTCCCATTCTAAATATCCGTATGTTTCTACAAATTTCGAATCGTGCTTAATTTTCCGCCAGTTTTCATTCAATGTATCGCATGGTACTTGGTATGTTTCAGATGATTGACAAATTTTATTCATATTTTCGACAATATGTTGTGTGTCTTGTAAAAATGAAACATTTCCGGTAAAAGTATTCTTAAACATTGGCATCACTTGACGTGCGAAAGATGATTCTGGTACAAATGTGTGTTCATATACAGATAGTTGTTCTGTATCAAGTGAATCTGTTAATTCCAAATCCGATGAAACTATACAAGACAATGAGTGTCTATCTGATTCTTCTAAATATTCTATAGGAAGTTGAAAAGCACTTCTAATAAAACAATAGTGGATAGGGTCTTCTGAATTTGAAATGGTTCCTTTTTTTTCGGTAGTTTGAAGTACATCTGACGTATTCATGTTCAATATAGAATTTAGGAAGTCGGTCATTTATATGTTATTAGGATATGGTTAATAACATATAAACGTATTCTATTAAATGCCAAAATGAAGTAATTCACTAAAATTTTCAGGCAAAGGATCTATATTAATATTATAATAATTTTCTATTCTTCTTATATCAGGTATATCTCGTCTTGTAATAAGATTTATAGCAGTACCTTTTCTGCCCCAGCGCCCTCCTCGTCCAATACGATGTAAATAGGTATGGAAATTTCTTGTAAGATCATAATTAATTACCAGACTAACTTGTTGAATATCAATACCTCTGGCAGTAATATCTGAACTTACAAGAATACGTGTATCCCCCTCACAGAATTGTTTAAATACATTCCTACGTTCCACTTTATCCATATTGCTATGAATGTGACAAACAGAAAAGTCATTATTTGACATAATTTCGTATAATTCATTTACACGACCAACACTGTTACAATATATTATTGTTTTTGAAATTTTGAATAAGGAAAACATTTTTTTTAATGTTTGAAACTTCATTTGATCATCTAAAACAGGGACAAAATATTGTTGAATACACTTTAAACTTAATTCTTCTTTCTTCATAAGAATATTTACAGGATTTCGCATGAATTTCCTACTCAATTGAAGAATTTCAGGCGGCATTGTAGCACTGAATAATAGGACTTGTATGTCCTCTGGAAAGTAACCTTCAAACAAAATTCTTATTTTTTCACTAAACCCCTGTGTAAGCATTTCGTCGGCTTCATCAATAATCAGTATTTTCAAATTTTCGAATTTTAAATAGTTTTTCTGCGTCATATCTAGTATTCGTCCAACACTTCCTATCACAATATGAGGAATTGATGCTTTTAATTGTTGTATGTCATCTCGTACGGGTGTTCCCCCCATTAATGTCTTAATACGAAGTTTATTGATATATTGCCCAATACTACTAATCACCCCATTCGTTTGTTTAACTAACTCATGTGTTGGCGATAATATTAATGCTTGTGTTTCATTAATAGTTGGATCCATTAGTTGAAGGGTGGAAATAGAAAATGTTCCAGTTTTTCCAGATCCAGATTGTGCTTGTCCAATTACATCATTTCCTTGAATAATTGGATATATAGCCTTTTTTTGAATATCGCTTGGTATCTCAAATCCATACGCATAAATTCCTCGTAATAAGTCTTCTTTTAAACCCATATCGTCCCATTTCTCTACATTTTTTATATTCTCATTTTCCATTTGTTAATAACGATAAAATATATTTATATTATTTGAAAATAACATATAATACATATAAAAGAAACTATTATATAATATATAATATAATATATAACTCAATATGCTTATTTATTCATTAGATGAAATATATAATATTTACAAAAATAATATATCAACATACGAACTGGACTCCAGTGTTATAGATATATTAAATGATATTAACTCAAATATTGTACCAATTCACGTCGAAAAATTAGAAAGGCCAGATAAAATAGAAAAAAGGGATACTATACGTAAGAAAAATAATCGTGGTTTTACAAAGAAAGAAGATATAGAAATATTCAATGAGAAATATAAACCAAAATGTATGACTGAAGAAAAACCAGAAGGTCTTGAAAAATGGTTAGATAATATTAATATTGCTTTAAATAAACTATCATCTAAGAATTATGATACACAAAGAGACATAATAATAAATAACTTGCGGAATAGTATGGATTTCTCATATAGTTCTTCTGAAGAAAGATCGGAGCACTTAAAAGTTATAATAAATTCAGTATTTAGTACTGCGAGTTCAAACCGTTTTCATTCAAAACTATACGCTAATATATTCCAAGAAATTATTGTATTAGATAAATGTTTCAATGATATATTGACTCAATATTTATCCGCATTTTCAAATGGGCTAAAAGAAATTCAATATGTGAATTCAATTGAAGATTATGAAAAATATTGCTATATCAATCGGAAAAATGATATTCGGAAAGCATCCACTGTATTCTTAGTTCATTTAATGACAGTCGGTGTTGTACCAATATTAAAAATATTAAACACTATAGTCTCTATACAAACACTGGTATTAGAATATATAGAACAAGATAATAAAGTAAATGAAGTAGAAGAATTATCAGAAATCATGTATTTATTTTTAAAAGAAGGAAAGGAAAAGTTTGAAGAATGTAAAGGGGAATGGATTTGGAAATTTATGATTAAAAAGAATATCGAAACTCTATCAAAATATTCTAAAAAAGATAAGAAGAGTTTGTCAAGTAGAGCAATTTTTAAATATATGGATATGATAAAACTCGTTTAGGAAAGTACAGATTAATTTGTTGAAAATAATATAAGTTTGATATTATTTTTTATTGTGTATCAATGAAATGCCGGACAAACGTATCTACTTCTCGAAGTGTTATGTATTGAGATAGTAGTTTATGATGTCTACCATTATGAATCATAATAGAAGAAGTCTGGTCATTTTTTAAATTTCCAGTAACAAAAATATAATTAACATTTTTATAATTATTGCGAAAAAAACAATGATCAAACCATTGATAGAGTGTGATTATACGATCCATTGTAGTAACATCACAAAATAAATAAATATTTATTCCTTCTAATTTTGAAATTCTGGAATCATTTTGAAAAAACGTCGATTCCAATATTTTATCGTCCATACATATCTTTATAATATGTGGTATATGATCTACTTCAATATCTGTAATAGTAATTTGTTCGGGATAAATAATAATGGAATGTTTGTCATGTTTAACAGATTCAATTAATCTAGTACATGGTATCATTTCAGATGGAAAAAATTGAAATGGGAATTCTCCATAATATGGTGTTGCTTTTTTATAATATTGCGAAGCATATTTAGAAACTATATGATTCGAATATGGGTGTAATAAATTACGTGAAAATGAAGATGGAAACCCGGATAATGGAATTATACGTGGAGTCGCTATATTTTGTTGTTTCAATTTGGACAATAATGGATATGAATGATCTATAACAAAAACATATCTATTTGAACTATAGTGGTTTATTTGTATTTTGAGACTCGGTAGTATACCACGCAAACTACAGAACATAATATATATAATGAATAAGATATATAATATGTATTATCAGTTTGTATTTATATTTCTTACATTTGTATTTGTTGAGAGAATAATGGGAATACATCCTTATCGTGTGTAATAATAATAATTGCTTGTTTGTATTGACTAAAATCTTTAATCAAATTTAGTACTTCTTTCTTGAGTTCCGGATCAAGTGCGTTCGTTGGTTCATCTAAAATAAGAATCTTCGAAGGATTCACTAAACCACCGATCATATTGACAATTTGTCGTTGTCCACCAGACAGATTTTCACCCAGTAATCCAGCGGATTTATGTTTAATATCCGTATTTCTATATAGCTTTGTAATATTTGGATATTTCAATATTTTTTCCAAATACACATTACATACATTTTGATCCGAACAACCATATAACATATTTTCAACGACTTTTCGATCAAATAATTTTGAACTCTGGTTTACATAAGTAATTTCTCGACGAACATAATTTGGATCTAAATCTTTAATATTCATCCCGTCTATAGTAATAGTTCCTTCGTTACATTCATACATTCTCAATAATAATTTCACAAATGTAGATTTGCCATTTCCAGAACTTCCTGTAATTCCAATAATTTGATTATTATTTGTATCTATTGTATAGTTTCTATTATCAAAAACATTCGTTGTACCATTTCCATACTTGTATGTAACACCCTGAAATTTTATTTTCTTAAATTGTACACGTTTACCTTTATAAGGTTGATTGTTTTGACTTTTCAAATAATTTTCGTTTACATGTTTGAAGTGAACTAATACATTTTCTGTACGACCAATACAATCAATAAGGTCCGGCAATACTTCAATAACAGTGGTTATTTTTTCACGATACATTAACAATATAGTAAATGACGCAATAAACATAGTCATTGTAATTTTTTTATCAAAATATAAACGAATCAGAAACCATAACGAAACTAAAATTACCATAAATATGATACATAACATAATAATTGTATGTAGATTTGTTAAATCATAGTAATATGTGCCTATTTTCACACTTTGTCCAGACATGGATTGAAATGTATCAGATTCTTTCTTATATTGTCCACGGTATATCACTTTATCGATATTATTAAGAAGATCAATTAAATGAATATCTGTTTTCGTAATTATTTTCTCATAATCATCGTTCGCTTTTAATAATCCTGGTAAAATCAAATAATAATAACCCATTAATAAAGCATTTCCTAATAAGAAAATAAAACCATACATTGGACTTAAATATGAAAAGTATGCGGATGTAATGAATAAATACGTAATATTTGGTAATAAATATGAGATTACTGTGTTTGTAATGAAGTAATAACAATCTGTAATCCGATTAATTGGTGAATTTAATTTACTAAAGTTTGTTTCGCTAAAACTATCATTATTTGTTTTCAATAATAGGTCTACAATTTGACTTCGTACCCAGGGACGAATTTTAGTTAACAATAGATTTTGACAATATACAAAGAGCCAATAGAGCGCAATAAATAATACTACAATGTAAATAAAATAAAAGAAAAATTGTTTTACTTTTGCCTCTTTACGTGTTTGTGCGAATTGTATAATATTAGATGTAATAGTTGTAATACCATTTGTTTGGACTACATTGTATGCTAAACTTACTAAAAATAATGCTAAAGCCGTCCATTTTTCTTTAGTGAAATATTTAGATGCAAGAAATGATACAAAATTCATATTCGGGCTTATGGATATATATAACCAGGATATATTTGAAATATATTGTATAATATATATATTGATAATACACTTATATGGGTAAAACTCTAAAGAAACGAAATCGACTAAATAATAATACTAGAAGGTGTAATAATAGTGTTTCTAAGTCTAATTCTATTGTTTGTCGATTAAATCCAGTATCATTTGAAAAGATTCAAACTGAATTTAAGCAATTACAGTCATTATCGTGTACTCAATTGAAAAACATTTCTTCACGCAAAACTCTTGGAAATAATATAGTCGACTTTTTTACTCTCAAAGAAAGATTACATACAAAAGGACATCAAAATGTCAGTTTTTATGATTTTTGGAAAAATCGAAACGATTATAAAAATAAGCCGTACGTGAAAAAGATGCTAGAATTTTATGAAAATAGGAATATTGATGAAATTCGGAAATACAAATACATTTACAATCTATATTTTTCTTCGATTGCCATTTTTAAGCCCCTGGTTTCTATGGACATTTATTGTCGAACAAAAGCGAATCGTGTACTAGACTTTACGATGGGATGGGGAGGTCGTTTGATTGGTGCGTGTGCAAGAAATTTAGAAGCATATTATGGCATTGACAAAAATCATCATTTAGAGAAACCATATAGCAATATGAAGAAGGTGATACAAGATTTAGACAACGTAAATACAGAAATACATTTATCATTTCAAGACGCACTAGATGTGGATTACTCAAAAATGAATTATGATACTGTACTCACATCTCCGCCATATTATGATATAGAAGTGTATCGTTCAAATAAAAACACCCTTTATAAAACAAAAGAAGAATGGAATATTAAATTTTATAAACCATTGTTTCAAAAAACATTTACACATTTGAGAGAAGGGGGGCATTATTGTCTAAATATACCGGAAGAGATTTATAAGGATTGTTGTATACCGATTTTAGGAAAATGTTCATTCAAGATTTTGTTAAAAAAAGAAGATCGACAAATAGAGTCAAAAAAGAAAAGATATAAAGAATACATTTATGTATGGGAAAAATCATAAATTATACGGTATTATACGCAAATGATATCTTCGGGGGTGACAAATTGATTGTTTCTGTTTTCGGAACTGATTTTTGGCACATCCATAAGGTGTTTACCGGATCATTTTTTAATAAAATGATATCTTCAAAATCAGAATCGTACAAAGATTTCATCATATCATTTCGATAATAGTCATGAATATGTGGTTCAGTTAATTCGAATGCCAACTTACGAAATGGATTGAATTGTAAATGCCTCTGTATACGGTTAGGATCCAAGTCCAATATAGCTAAAATACCATTCGGTTTCAAAATACGATAAACTTCCCTAAATATATTCATCCGAGCATTATATGGAACTTCATGTAATACAAAATTTATAGTTACCATATCCATACTTTCATTCATTATAGGGATTGATTCCGCATTCGCATGAAGATAGTGTATTCCGTAATTGTGCTGTAGTGTACGATACGACGCTATCGATAAAAAATACGCACTTAAATCAATCGCATAAACATTTGACTTTATAAAAGCCTGAGTTAGAACTTCACTAGAAATGCCTATAGAACAACCTATATCTAAGATTTCTCTCATTTCATTATGATTAATCGTATTGTGTTGAATATATTTTTTAATGGAATTTGTCATATTATATCTTACCCATTTTTCTGCTTCATAGTAAGAAGTGTTCTCCCAATAATTTGCGGAAATACTATGTGTAGCAGATTCCCCTTCAATGGCAGCTTTCCATTCTAAATTTCCTTTATCATAACCATGAAATGGTTGTAAATAATATTCTGGATATTGAATAGACTTATTTTCTATTTTATATTTAAGAGATTGTAATGTATCAAATACGTTACTTTCAAGATATTTTGCGGAACTTTCTGTCCATGGAATTCCGGCAACTTCTGCTTTTGTAATAAACCAATCACGAGCTTTGTCTTTCAAATTAGAACTTAAAAAATTCCATACTGGATATGGGATATGTTTAGACATATGTATCCAACTATAAGCTACATACATATGAATAATAATACACCATAAAATCATCTTTTATCTATAACAATGGAGAGATTATTTTAAGTACATTTCATTAATATTTTTTCTGTTTTCGTGATAACATCATTCCATTTCCCTTGTTCTGATTGTTGTATTAATTCTATATTTGGATACCAATTATTTCTCTCCTTTTGAGTAGTCCATCTCCATTCACATCCTTTAGTCAGTAATACATATGTTTTTGTATTTGTATTGGCAGATAAATGGACAATACTTGTGTCTGTAGATATAACCCCGTTTACATATTTCAGGATTTCCATAGTGTCTTCAAAACAATTTGTTCCGATATCAATAATATTACCATAAGAAGGTATATTGAATCGTTCCAATACACGGTTCTCTTCCTCAGATATATTTTTGGTAATAACAATCCATCGAATATGATCTAGTTTCAATAATGGAATTGCTGTTTCTAAAGGAATACATCTATTATATTTTTCACTAGAATTTTTATCATTTCCTTTCCAGTTAAAAATATATGTGGGCTTTGTATTTTTCTGAATTTTTTCAATGATTGGTTTATTTCTCTCATTTTGAGACATTTCAATCGATTTAAGCATTGGTGTAAAATAAATGTCATTATAGCTATAGTTCAAATACTTTACAAGGGACAATAAATTACAGTGATAGTCAAAATGATCTATCAAATGATTCTTACTGTAAGGTATAATACGTAAACGAGTATAGGATTTGAATAATTTAGTAAAAATCCAACATAAATTATCATTGACAAAAAACAATACATAATTATCAGGATATAAATCACAAACTTTAGGAATAAATCGAGATAACATGAATTTGTCGCCTATTCCTCCACCATCGTATAATAATATTGTTTTTCCAATATCTTCTTTTTTGAAAAAACTCATGTTTGTATTTTGTACACCAGGGCCGTTAATAGAACCTAACTTATTCAAATAATCATAAGCATGTCTATATTGTAAAATGCGAAGGAAATGATGGACTAGAATCTGTTTTGTATGTTCTCTCAATCCTTCTGAAATATTGAGAGAAGATAAGTTTTGGTGAATATATTGAATCTGATCAACATAATGATTCGTATCTTGAAACATAAAATATACATTCATGTACGAACAGATTAGATCAACATAAAACTCATCGTAACTAATGTTTTGGGGATTTTTTTTGAAAATATCAATGATAATTTCATATGATTTTCGATATTCTCCTTTAGAATAACACAATTTTGCCATATTAAGATATCTCTCTTTATTCGACATCTGATTTGTCTCAAATGTATCAGATTTTTTAGAAGCATTTATAATGGAACTATATTGATGGATCTTTTCTTCTACAATAATGGAATTATACTTTTGATTAATTCTCTTTTTAATTAGATATCGTACATCGTTCATTTTATGAATATCTTCAGCGTATTTAACATATTGTTGATCGTACTCCATTTTTGTGCTTTTCTCTCGAATTTTATCTTCCAAGTTCCATAGTTGTTTGTTGATAAAAAATAGATTTTGAAATAGTTCATCATCATCACTTGCTTCCGGAATATCGGTTAATATGGTAGTCAATTCATGTTGAACATTTTCCAAAGTACTCTCATTTTGTGAATTTTCTATTTTAATTTTCAAAATAGTCATTTTATCTATAATTTCACCGAAACTACAACTAACTTTACAATTCATTTATTATAATTAAAAAGATTTATTTATTTTAAATTATTCTAAAATAAATAATTATTCTACAAGGATTTAATAAAATATTCGTCTCGTTTTCCAAATACAAATTCATCGGGTATACGAGTATTTTTGAAAAGATGAAATAGTTCTTTTTTAGTCATTTTATTATGTGTACCACCTCCTCCTTCTTTATTATAAGTTATTTCTTTTTCTCTCAATAACATGGTTATGATAAAGTAAAGGCAATACATACCACATTCTGTATTCTTCAGTTGATGTTCTGTTTTTGTATTTTGATGTAATTCGAAATGTTTAGGAGGATTCATGTTTTTCCCTTGATCCATTACAGTTTGAGAGAATTTCTTGATTTGTTTTGGAATAGGATTTCCATTGCTATCAAAATAAAAGATAAAATTTTCGGTTATGTCTATGAACATAGATACCCAATGTGAACCGTTTTTATGGTGTGGATCCATATTGAAAATAATGCCAATTTTTTCAACTGATTGTTTTGTTTTACTTTTACTATATTGAATATAGTCGTTTAATTGAAATTCGCAAAGTTTTTTACAAACACATCGAGATTTATTAGGAGAAATTTCTATTTTAGTATCATAGTCAATTGAAGATGGACCAATAAACCGAAAATTAGTATACGTTTTTTCGTATTGGTTTAGTACGTCCATGATATCAAAATTACTTAACCAAGCGTCTGGATCATCATCCCAATGAGCAGGTTGTGGAGGAGGAAATAATAATGATTTTAGCATACTCTCGTCTCTTTTGTTTGTAGTAAATGATTTAATGAGACATATGTCATTCGTACATGTATCCTGAGTGATAGTTTGAAGAGTATTCAGTATAGTTTTTGAACTATTGGATTGAATTTTTTTATCTGGGTGTTGTTGATTATAAAAGGATTTCAATAAATCAATTGCTTTAGGAGTAAAACATGAATTCTTGGAAATCTTATTTTTTCTCGCTTGTGGATTACAATATAGTTTTTTCCTTGTTGTTTTTAGGTTATTCTTTTTATTGTATTTATTCTTAGGTGTTTTCATAAATGAGTAATTATATATATTATCCATAGGTTTTTCATGGATATTATAAACATTTTTTATCGTCTTGTAACTTGAGCTGCTTTCCAAAATTCTATATTTGATGTTGGTAATATTTTAACATCTTCACATTTATCAAATATAGTATCTTCTGAATCTTTATGATATGGATTGTCTTCTTGAGAAGTGTTTTCTTGATCTTTTAAATTTGCTAAATGATATAAACATGCTTCCATGAACAATTCATATTTTGGTAGAAGATTACTATATTGAGAGTCATCCGCATTTTCTAACAATGTAGAAAACAATAATTGTAGCTCGTTTTTGTGTTCATGGATATCTTGATATAATTGAATTTTTGATTTAGATGGGTCGTGTTTTGCTAAATATCTCTTATATGTTTGTTTGTTTGTAAAATATTCGAGAGTAATTTTATCCATATTAAAATTGTCCATAGTTTTTTTATATAGTAGAATATATATTATGACGTTTAGTATAAACATGCTAGGTGGAAAGGTAAATGGTCTATCTGTTCCCGGTGGATCTACAAGTACTCATACCGCAGATCGTGCTATGATGAGGAAAAAGTTAACACGTAGTTGGAATACAAAATATGCGAGAGGTGTTTATAAAGGAAAGAATCGTGTAATAACACCATTTCGTGCAGTAACAAATAGCGGTGATTTTTTAGCCCGTCAAAATTATTCTTGTGGTGGACCCAATCCGAGTCATCGAGCTCCCGGAGGCATTCGATCACGTTTTGGCTCTATGTTATCAAATTGTGATGGCACTGGTATAGAAGCGAGTAGTACCAATGTGAAATATGTATATGATTCTAGTGATTTTATTTACTATAAGAAACAAGTTGTTATGAATCGCAACTATAATGATGACGCCAAATAAAAGGAAAATTGAATGAAGTTTTATGTATAATAAGTTAAATACATAAAGCATTGAAATAAGAACATTGAATATGGAGCATTGTTTAATTGAATATAGGATTCAGCTAAAATCTGTATTGTATCCATACCAAAAACAGTATCTAAAGAAAAAGTTTCCATCGGCATATATTGACCCATTCCGAAATATGATTGTAGTCATTTCGATTCCATATTATTCCGCTAGATTGGAAAATGTACTATATTACAACTATCCAAGTCATCTGAATGAATCGGATATTATCTTCTTCCGAAAAGAAAAAATAAAAAATTTAGTTTATCCGTTTAATGAAAACACAGTAAAAATGTTTGAATCTGAAATATGCGATATCAATACAATATGTGAAAATCGTATTTTCAAATACATATTGGCTGATAAGGGTAGCTGGTATCAAACGTATATATTTGACGATATTCCACAAAAAATACAACAAATTAACACATTACAAAGTTATTTAGATCCATTATATGCTTTATTGTTATGTCAAACTTTAATAAAGTTCTTTATGTAAACCCATATTGAAAACTATTTTTATGTATTGAAATTATACATAAAAATAAGGTCTTACTGGGAATCGAACCCAGGTTGGCGGATTCAAAGTCCGCAGTCATAACCATTAGACCATAAGACCATTTGCATTCTGTGGGGTTCGAACCCACGAGTTCGAAAACACCAGGTTTCTTAAGACATACTTAAGTCTGGCTCCTTATGCGTATGCACCAGCACGGGCTCGAACCGTGGACCTTTGGCTCATAAGACCAATGCTCTAACCAACTGAGCTACAAGTGCGGAAAAAAATATTTGTATTTTTTGTTATTTAATTTTTATGAATACCCAATGTGGGGCTCGAACCCACGACCACACGCTTAAAAGGCGTGCGCTCTACCATACTGAGCTAACTAGGTTTTTGTTTGATTTTTATAATAATTTCATTTTTATAATAATTTCATTTTTATAATAATTTATAAATTATGCTGTTTTTTTTCTTACAACTGTCTTCTTCTTTACTGGTGCTGGAGGAGGTGGTGTATCTGCCTCATTCTCTGGTGCGGGGACTGCTTTTTTTACCACTGATTTTTTTACAACCGGCTTTACGACTGGTTCTGGCTTTACCTCTTCTTCCTGAATCACCTCTTCTTTTTGTTCTTCAGAAGGTTCAGGTGCGTCATCATCACTGTCTTCTACATATGTACTTGGAGCAGCAGCAGGTTGTTTTTCTTCTTCGACTTCGTCTTCTGGTTCAGGAACAGAAGGTACTGGAGCATTATACATTGCTGTTTTTTCTTTTTCAGATAAATCCAACATGAGTTTGCCAGTAGTATTTTCAGTCATTTTTGGAATCACTACAGTTTGCTTTAATGCCCATGAAATTCCCCATCCCTTGGCACCAATCCAAATGTGCTTACATTCCACACCACATGTTACTTCAGACCCTGCTGGGACGAAATCCATAGGTGTTTCTTCTCCATTTTCACTTGGGAAAAGCATATTTCCTTCAACATCAAATACTTCCACATCCCATTTTTCACTATAGCAGTTTACTTTAGGACGGAAATATATTCCTTTTTCTGGATCGACCTGCTTTGTTTCGGAATTTTTACCGGGTTTCAAGAATGGGAAATAGCCATACTCGACAATTTCTCTTGTTTGTTTCTTTCCAAACCAGGCTTCAGACATATTGACCGCATCCGACAATACTTGTTCTTCGAATGCTTTCAGTTTTTCTAGGGCTTCCGCACTAGCTTCACTTAAATTTCCCTTTCCAGTGAAATGAAGCTTGATACTGAATTTTCCATCAGATTCACCAGTGCTCTGGTCTGTATAATCTGTAATTCCCCAGCAAGTCATAGATGGCAATTGAATATGTAATTTTTTATTTTTTTGTGTGCTAATAACAGCGACCGTCTTTAGTCCACGGTCAGTGACTCTTGGTTGCATATATCGGAGGGCTTGAGTATCCCATGAAGAAGTTTTGATAAACTTAGACACGGAAGACATATTAGAAGTGGCCTGAGTAGATTGCATTGTTGATAGTTTAATTGTGGTGGTTATGAATATACAAGAGTGATCTCTTTAAATCAATTTTAAGAAAAAATATATAAATTCATTTTTGACTCAGTTTTCGTCACAAAAATAGTATATATGTTTATTTTTTCGCACCATAAATCTAGATTATTTTTAATTTTATTTTTTTGTAATTATATAGCTCGCTTCATTCGCTAATCTGCCCATTATAAGTAAACAAAAATAATATGGTATCAATATATAATATGTGGATCGATCATCATTTTTATAGTTTAATGATTACTGGATTAATCACAGGTATGGTTGCTTCATTTATTGGAGGTGGCGCAGAAATTCTTATTGTTCCTTTATTATTATATTTGAGAGTATTTGATGATTATAAATCCGCAGTCGGAACTTCTTTAGCATCTTTGTTATTGCCCATTGGAATTGTTGCCGTATACTTTTATTATAATACAAAATGTAATTCAAAACCATGTATACAGTGGAATTATGCTTTTATTATTTCTTTATTTTTCGTAATTGGTACATTTTTATCTTATTTTACTGTGAAAATTGACAACAAAATTTTTAAGATGATTTTTGCGATATTTATGATTACTTTAGGAATAGGAATTTTAATAGAAGATTTATATTAAAATCATTTTTTCAAATTTTTGCGTCTATTTTCATATTTTTTACAATATAGAAATTATTCATTTCATTATTCGAGTCAAATTTACGATTCATAAAAACAATAAATATATTTAAGCCTGAATGAACTTAAAGTAATAACATATAATAAAGTATAACACAATGGTTAAGACTACTACCCCCGCTCCTGTTTCCGCACCTGTTGCTACGCCTGCTCCTATTGAGAAGGCACCAAAGAAGAAGGCCTCCAAGAAGGAGGAATCAACACCAGCTCCTGTTGAGGCCGCAGTTCCTGAGGCTGCTACCGACAGAACTGATTTATCTACCGAGATCAATGAGGATCTTGCTGAGCTTATGAGAAACGTTCAGTCTCGTGCTGCTCTTGACAATGCCATTAAGGTAAGTGTCAAGTCAATCGAGAAGAAGGTTGCCAAGTTGACCAAGATGATGGAGAAATCCACCAAGAAGCGCAAGACATCTCAGAACAAGATGTCTGGTTTCGAGAAGCCAACTGCCATCAGTGACGAGCTTGCCAAGTTTGTTGGTGAGCAACCTGGTGCCATGCTTGCTAGAACCGCCGTTAGCAAGAAAATCCACGAATACGTCAAGACAAACAATCTTCAAAACCCCGCTAACCGAAGAATCATCCATCCTGATGCTAAGCTAAAGAAGCTTCTTAACACAACTGGCAAGGATGAGCTCAGTTACTTCAACCTTCAGAAGTATCTCAAGGTTCACTTCAAGAAGGCCGAGACCAAGTAAACGTCTCCTTATGAAAATATAAAACCTAATAAAAAACGATTGTTTTTATAAAATCCCACTTGTATAAATGAAAAATACCATAAATACTAAATATCACAAAAAAACAGAATAAAAAACACTTAAGCTTTGTTAGCTCAGATGGCTAGAGCATTCGGCTGTTAACCGAAAGGTCGTAGGTTCGACTCCTATACAAAGCGAAATAAACTTATAAACACCTATTTATAAATTATAAATCAATTTATAAATAATAAAATATAGAAACTATAATATAGTATAAATAAGATTATATATGTCTACTATTCAACCAAGACGTCATATAACATGTAGATTATGCGGAACTATAGGGCATAATATCCGGAGTTGTACTTTACATGAAACCACTAAGAAACAAGCAATACTTTATTATAAAACATTTCTTTTTTATGCGATTATAGGTTATTCTTTTTCATGGAATAATGATGATCTTAGGAATTATCCAGCATCTGATATAACTCTAGAAGAAGATTACATCAATATTTTCAATACTTATCGAAACGAAGAAAACGCATTGGAAAAGATCCTTGATCATAAAATTTCATGGTTGTCTAATATAGAAGATGTCTCATTGAAGTCACTCATTTATGCGTATAATATTAATAAAAACGCATCAAAAGAAAATGTCATTGAACTGTTACACTATATTTTTATAAGCGAAGCTGATCATGAATGGATGTTTAATTATGATATTCAAAACTGTGTTCCATATATTGTGAATAGCTACTCTCATATTCAGACATTAGAAAATGCCAACGCAAAAATTTTCACTTATCCTATATTAAACAATCATAACAATATTATTGAAAATTTGTATAATCTCCCATATAGAGAAGAACGTATACGAATTCTATATGAGCAAAATCGACGCATTTTGAGATTTCAAAATAATGACTTACATCGGCAAGATACAAGAATCCAAGAAATCGATCGACAAATATCGAGATTACAACGAGAACGACATTCCCAGCAAGTTCGATTAGAATCCATAACAAATCGCCGAGATATATTGGCAAGAGAAATGCGACTATTTCCAGATGGAATATATCCCAAGAAAATAAAAGTTGTCCATTCTACCGATATTTCCGGAGATATTGTAATAGAATGCCCAATTTGTTATGATGATTTAGAAGATATTACTGATATTGTAAAAGTAGATTGCGGTCATATGTATTGTAGCAATTGTCTGGTGAATACTGTATTGAAAAAATATGATTATAGACAACATCGTATTGACTGTGTATGTCCATTGTGCCGAAAAAATATTTCTAATATTTATGGAGATAAGCAAACTATATTGAATAATATCAACAGATATTTGAGAGTAAATCGATTACATCAAGATGTTTTAGATATTATAGGTTAAATGTCATAAAAATACAGAAATGTATTTTTATGATTGATTGAATAAAATTATACAGTGACAATTCTACCTTTTATGGTAATGAATTCATCTTCATTTATTTGATATTCTTGATCTTGTATATTCAAATATTGTTCTGGATAAAACATGAACAAGTGAACCCGACGATGTCTCAATAATTCATCTGCCATTCGAGTATAGTATATTTCTTCATTGTCCTCTTTTGTTAATAAATGCTTATTGGGTACAACTAATATGCCTTCAACCTCGGTTTTACCTTGTTGTACTACACAATATGATTTATTTTTCGCATTCATTTTACAAGAATATATCTGATACAAACTCATCAATACTTCTTCATCATATTGTTGAAATGATATATGATCTTTTCCCATACGTTTTAAATATTCCTTTGTTCGTCTTATTTTTTCCATATGAGTCACGGAATCACGATGATACAACGTATGTAATTTATCCACTATTTTACGATTCTTGTACATCTGCATAACAATTCTTATAGTAGTACGAAACGCATTATAAAACTGGTTTTCCAAATGAACATATTGGACATTTCGATTCGTTTTTTCTGGTTCTTCGTCATAATTCATAATAGCCTTATCCGCCATTATATAATTTGATGCTTTCATTTCTGGTAAATCGTTTTTCACATTCTGTACTGGTGGATCTATTTGTACAAATTGATTCGTCTGTGTCAATATTCCTACAATCATTCCGTCTTCTACTACACGAAATGCGGGTTTACACGGGATTTTATTATCAGACAAACTATACACATGATTCAAAAATCCAACCGTTTTTTCATAATCGTGCCATAATGTATCATCTTCCATCCATTTTAATTGTGTTAACTCATCCACTTCTACACTTGTAGAAGGAAAACATGGCAAATACATATCACGTTTCTTATATTCCACTCCCAGTCCAATAATCTTGTTTTGATAATTCACAATACGTGTAGATACTTTGAATTTCATTTGTCTCATTTTCTCATATAGAACAGAGGATGGAAAATTTTCTTTAAACTTGTATATATTCTTTTTCTTGATATAAGGTTTACATTGAGACTCAGTAGTTTCTTGTATTGTTTTTAAAATAGTATCCATATCACCTATACCTTTATGCTTCAAATAGAAATATTTATCATATATCGTATCTTGTCCAACTTTTTGGACTTGATATATTGGCTCATATAAATCATTGTTTTTCAACAAAAATACAGTTGGACGTTTTAAATCAAATAGTGGACTTTTATATTGTTCCGTTGGACATACCAATTTCACTTTATTTGTAATATCATTGTCCATTAGCTCAAATATCGCAATATTTAACCCATTTTTAAACAAGATCGTTCGTGTCATAATATCCCACATAAATACATGATCTATCTTCGAATCCGGATTTCGTATATACTCTATAAACGTCTCAAAAGATCTTATACAATGTTTAAAAAATGACATTTGACTTTCTTCTCGTTTGTCAATATTCTCATATAGTTTTTGATCCTTGTATTGATTTATTTGTATTTCCTTTTTTTCTTTCTTATTTGAAATAAATTGAGACACAAGAGAGCCATTTTGTAACTGTATATATACATCTAGTGTAAGTTTTTCACATACAATATTACGGAAATCTTTTAAAGATATACTTGTATTGTTCTTGGGATCTTGTTCAAAAGAATATACATCCGCCATACATGCCATAAATGATTGTTTATTATTAGGAGTTCTTTCTATACCATATCGTAATAACGTTGGACAGTTTTTCTTTAACATACGAAAGTCCCCTTTTTCTATACACGAGTTGCTGTCAATATTCATAAATTGTTGTATTGGCAATGGAATGAGCCCATGTCTACTTTTTGTTAAAGGTTCTCGACGATTATATCCTAATATGTAGATTTGAGTCATTCTGTCAATTTTTTCCACATTTTCTTCGGATTCGTTCTTTTTATTTTCTAATGAATTTGTTTCTGATTTACATTCTTTGATCTTTTTCTCATCTTGATTTTTAAAACAACATGGATAACATACTTTTTTCCCACTCGCATCTTTTTGTTGGACAAAACTTGGCGCACCACGGATTTCTTTCCCACTATAGGTTGAATAATCACGAGTGTATACATATTCTCCTTCTTGTGGATTCGATGGTTTTTGAATAATTTTCCCACATACTCCTTCGTCGACTTGCTTTTGTGTTAATGGTCCTTCTTTTCCCGGCATAGTACACCAAAATCGGGGACAAATATAATATAATGAATCTCCTTTATTGTCTTTTCCAAATTCTAAAGCTGTATTATTAAATGTTTCTTTGTCATAGCTGTCTATTTCATTTTTTGAGACAATTACCGGTTGACGCCGTTGACTCTCCGCACAAATACGAGTATATCCATTCATCTCTTTGTATAGTACTGGATCCTTATTCTTTATTCTCTCTGAAAAATAATTACTCAATCCCTTCTTCTTACCCCCTAATGAAAAATCAGTTTCCTCTTCCTCTTCCTTTTCCTCTTCCTCTTCCTCTTCCTCTTCCTCTTCCTTTTCCTCTTCCTCTTCCTTTTCATTTTCCTCTTCCTCTTCCTTTTCATTTTCATCTTCTTTTTCCTGTACCTTTTCATCTTCATCTTCGTCCTCATCTTTCGATGAACCTTGATTAATAAGTCCAATATAATCATCTAAATCTTCAAACTCTTCATCGTCATCATCTTCATCTACTTCAAAATCGTCTATTTCTGGTTTGTCTTCTAATAATGATGGTTGTACTTCTGATTTGCGTGTATCTTCTATATCAGCAATAATTGCGGGTAAAACAACCAAATCTTTTTTTGATTTATCTTGAAACAAGGTAATCCATTTAGAAGACACCTTATCAGGATATTGAGACATAAATAATATGCTACGAAAATATTTAGGTAGTAATAATACATATTCAATTTGATCAATATTCTGAATCGAAATAGAACACTTATTTCCAAACTTTGTTTGAGACAAAATTATAGGGAATCCCGAATTAGCTAAACTTTCCGACTTTCTATGAATAAATCGCCCATGTATGGTACGGTATTTAGTTGCGTAATCACGTAACATGCGTCCAATTTCATTCGAACTTTTAGAAGGAAAATGCTTTCGCATTTCTCGTTCTACTATTTCTTTGTCTTGTGTAATTTTTAATAATTGAGAGATAAATTCTTCTTCTTCGTCCATTGCTCGAAAATGTTCTATCCGTTTATATCGATAATATTCTTCACCTTCTTCGGAAGATTTTGAATTCAATGGTTCAGGTGCAAGTATAGTAGACAATACCTTATAGTTATCTTTGAATGTTAGTTTCTTTGTTAGTTCCAGAGAAAATTTATATGATAAAGATGACACCATAACATAAGAGTCAGTTAAACTTTGAAATGTTCGAATATCATAACCAGATTGATGTAAATAATCATTAATACTCTCAAAAATAGTTTCCGTCTTCTCTTTCAACCATATTTCAAAATCACCATATAGTTTTGGTTTTTCAATTGTTCCTCGTAATTGAATATTTCCATTTTGTTCTAATAAAATCTGAATCATATCATTCATTGTCGCATTTTCTATAGGTACATCTTGCGCTATCACAAATAGATTAATATGTGGTCTAGTAATCGTTTTATGTTTTCCAATTGCGTTCAATGTTTTCCGACTAAGTTTCGAGATTTTTTCTCCTTTTTCATTTGTTTCCGAATAAGATAGTCTCACCATAGATTCTTGTTTCATACTACTATAGTATTCAATATATGGTACCATATCTGAAGCGTGAATATTTTTAAATATTGCTTCCAAAGGTACTCTCATTTTTGATTGGAAAAAGCGATTGTTCTCAATATTGATATTATACGATTCGATCCCTTGTTCAATAAACGGAAATGCCTCATTCGTTTCATGATCAACACTATAGTATATATCCATTTCATGAAACGCTTCTTTATGGGCTTTTAATCTTTCATCCGTTTGTTCAAGTAAAGATTGTTTTTCTTTAGTAAGACCAGATAAATTTGTAATGTTATTTTGATATAAGCGAGGGAAATAATAGGCAGAGATACCATCATCTGTATCACCCAATAAATCTTCCGCAAAACATACATAAATTGTATTATCAATAGATTTACCAATATAATGAAACAATAATTCTTCTTCCAATGGTATCATTTCTTTTCTATCATGTATTTTTGTCAATCCTATTCCTGGCAATAGATCATAAGGATTACCACTAAAACTTTCATCGATAACCATTATGCGTTTTAAATTTTGTTTGAGAGAAATCTGAGTACGAAGTCCTAATGGTACTTTCTGTATAATACTTGTTTGTGTCCGAAACCATTCAAAACTCTCAATGTCTTCATATGATAAAATTTCTTTTTCTTTTACAATATCACTACGTAATATGTCTAATAAATCTTTATTGGGTTCTTTTTGAAACTCATTCAGATTTACCAATAATTGACAAAAGTATTCTCGTTTTAAAGGAACCAATTCGTTTTGCGTTATTTGTTTATACCAATCTAGTAATATAAAAGGTCTCTCAATAATACCAAACATATACATTTCATCCAAACTAAATTCCGTTCGTTTATTTAAGTGTTCTTTCGTACCATGTAATATTTTTTCTTTTACAATTCGTGTAGTATCATCAGAATATATTGAAATAGGAATCGATGTCCAACCTGATGTATTGCTTTCTGTACGTGTAAACTCAAATTGATGCGTAATTTCGTTTCTCTCAATAAAACATACTTTACATAAATCTTTCATAAAATAACTATATATTATGAAACTATTTTTATACTAGTTTGATTTCAAATATTCAATTGGTTAAAGCATATCTTGCGATTGAATTTGCTGAAATATTTCCAGCATTTTTAAAGTTGCCCGCAATAAAAAGAGATTTATCGTCAATAGATAATACTTTACAAATACCGTCTACTCCTGTTTTTTCTTTATTGGATTCTATATCTATATTCATATTGTCAAAATAACTTTCTAAAGAACACCATTTTGATTCTTTGGGAATATATTTCGCTATATGATTTAAAATTAGACTATCATTTGAAATATTTGTAAATGATCCTCCAACATATAACACTTCCGCATTCGTGTCATAATATAACGATTGTACAATATTATTTACACCTCCGTTCATATCATTCCATTTCTTGGTTTTTAAACAATATTTCGCTACATAATTTACAGAGCATATGTCATTTTTATCCCCAACTCTCGTAAAATTTCCACCAATATATAAATCATCATTACTTAAACTCATTGTATTACATGATCCATTTGTCCCGCCAGACAATCCATACCATTTTTCTTCTCTCAAATTATATTTTCCTAAATAGGATAACTTGATAATATTATTGTCAGTTGCTGTAAATAAACCACCTACATATATCTCTGGTTTTGTTGGAGATAATACAATTGTTCGCACCGCACTGTTCAAACTTCCACCTTTTATTGGAAACCACGCATTTGTTTTGAATTCATAGTATCCTATATGAGCCATCTTTTTATCACCACTTTGTTTAAAGTTACCACCAGCATACAATCGCTTTGAAGTGGGATCAAATACTATAGTATTACAATCTTTGTCTAAACCCTCCCCTAGAGAGAACCATGTATTTTTTTTCAAATCGTAACCAGCAATATTGATTGCGCTAATTTGAGAGCTTCCTTTCCCAACTTTATTGAATATTCCACTTACATATAATATTTCATTTTCTTCATCTACTGCCAATGAGCTAGCAACATTTGGAATGCCTTCTCCAACGTGTTTCCACGATTTATTTTCTAAATCATATACTGCTATATTTTCTACTGGTAACCCATTCACTTCTTCGAAATGACCAGCAATATAAATTTTATTTCGTTTTTTATCCATAAACATATCTATTACATTTCCATTTTTTACACCATTTCCTAATTTACTCCACTTATGATAATTTGATGTTCGTAATTCATTTGATTGTAAAGATATATTTTCTTCTTTATAAACTGTCCCCATATCTATTACTATATTGTCTTCTTTCGTCGCAGTTAATTCTTTTCCAAAATATGGATTTTCTGTTTTATCTGGTGACTTTTCGCTATATACATCTTGAAAGTCTAAACTAGAAGCCATACTATCGCCATCTGTAATAGACTTTTCATGTGTTTCAATGTTATCGTATTTCATAACCCGATGAATTATACGAGCAACAGCTGGTTCTATAATTGTCTCAAATTTAGTTTTACTCTCTTCATCATTAGTATGTTCTTTATCTTCATCCTTTTCAATCATGTCTCTCACATACTTTTCTGTTAATTCACGAATATCCACTACATTCATTTTTTCATTCATTATACGAAGAATGTCTTCTCTTGTCAATGCGAGTTCTTTTTTCGTAACCATATCTTTCGTTTTGGCATTGAGTGTTTGTTGAGTAACCATATCTTTCGTTTTGGCATCGAGTGTTTGTTGAGTAACCATATCTTTCGTTTTGGCATTGAGTGTTTGTCGAATTTTTTCTAAATCTGTTTTATTTACCATTTCTTTAATGAGTTCTTCTTTTACCATTTTTAAATCATTTTGTGTTAACTTATTATTTTGATGAAGATTTTTATTTGCTAAAATTATTTCTATTTGCTTTTCTAATTCTTTTGGTTGATAAGATATAAGTTTTTCATTGATATCACATTGAACGTGTTTTTTTAAATTTAAAAGATCATCTGCTTTTTGCTTTTCTATTTTACCCATATAATTATGAATTCTAGTTTCTAAAAATGAATCAACATATTTATACATATCTGTATTAGACATGGAGGTGTCTAATTTATCTGGCGAATCCATATCATTTTTTTTTTCTGGCTCTTTTTTCGTAAATAGACTAATTGGGCCGGATTTTTGAAGAGGAATATCAGGTTTTGATTTTATTTGTTCTCTTGGTTCTGAATGATTTCCCGGGACATTAGGATGTTTTACAATGGAAAATCCCACATTCGATCTATTTATAGTTTTTTTATTGGAAGGGATTATCTTTTTTCTTTTCTTGACATCTTCTTCATTACGTGGTTGAAATTCCATTGTAGATCCTGGTTTATAATTTTTAATTGGAATCATATTATAAATTATAAAGATATTTTTACTTTTCTACACATTATAAATCAAAATATGGATTGTCATGAATTTTCATGGAACAATATTTCTGAGGATTCTTATTGTAATCTTTTGGTTCATGGATTCTCGCATCTTTTGCGTTTTCTAATAAAAATTTAAAGTTTTCCCAAAATTCAGTTTTATGTCCTATAGACTTTGTACAAACATGCGCTAATTCGTGTATAGCCACAAATGTCAATGTATGTTCATCGATTAATGTATCTTCTCCATTTTTTTTCTTAGGACTGAGACAAAATGCGATTTTCTCTCCTTTATTCTCACTATATGCGGTATATGAACTAGTGGGTAAGGTTTCCATAATCTTTTGTGGATTAAACCCTTTTTCTAACATGATACTTCTTTCATCTTTTGGATGTTTGCTTACCATGTATGTGACTAAGTTCTTACATTTATTTGTTACAGACGCTAATAGATCAGCAGCTTCTTGGATCTTAGCTCTATCACGAACACAATATTTATTACCGTCAACCGTAGACACTATACATTTCAACTGAAACATGGCACTATTTTGATAATAAACATATATTGCGCCAATAATCAATAAAAAAATAAATGCGTATACAATTAATTCTTTGTTCATCTATATAGTTTATGAATATTTTTCACACAAGACACACTCTTTATTTAATGAAATATTATTTGGACTAATAATAGATATTACAATATTTTATTTTCTAAAGTATTCATTTATTGTATTATTCAAATGTGATAGAACATATGAGTAATTTATGAATCGATTTTTGATTTACAAAATTGAAGAAATGTCGATACATTCTACTCTCAATTTTTTCGCTTTTATTTGACATAAGTGATTTATATAATATATATCACATATTTTTAGCATTCTCTTAAATTACTTATGATAAGTAGAACTGACTTCAAGAGGTAGACGGATTAAATCAGGTTCAACTGTACTTTGATTCCATGGGCCAACATCCGATTTTGTAATGATTGGATCGGAACGGAGTTGAAGATTTGGGTTTTTCATAGTTTGACCAACTGTATCATATCCAATATGAAAACCCGCTGTTAACAAGTCAGGTGTATTTGGAGCATTTTGGCTAGATGGGTTTATAGAAGCCCATTGGCTATTTTCATCTCTTGGAAGAAGTTCCGTTGGACTATTCACTTCTTTATTACTATAACCACTACCAGCTTCAGTAAATGGTTCAGTAGCTACTACCGGTTCAGGGGCACTATCCATAAGACCTTCTTTATCTTTTTCTTTTTCTTCACTACCATCTTCCATTGTATCCATCATGGTGGTTTTTCCACTGGAGTAATATAGTAAAAATACGGCAACTAAAATAAAGAATACCGAAATCATTACTCTATCTTTTGTAAAAAACTTTCTTAAAGCAGACATAAAACCAGACATTTTCTTCTGTATATAAACGGCTGATAAAATTATTTATCCATTTTTTACTAAAATGGCTAAAACATTATTCTTCTTCCAATTCTAAATTTTGTAATTCTTTTTCTTCGGAAAGCATTTCTTCATCATCCAAAATATTATCGTCCAATAAATATTGATGTTTTATCTGTTTTGCGGATAAATAAGATGATATTGCGAAATCTCTTGCGATTTTGGCTTTTTGTTTCGCTTCTTTATACATCTGATAATAGGATTCACTGGGGCTCTTTATCTTAATTATATCATTTTCAGGTACTTCTAAAGTTACTTCTTCATATGATTCGTCTAAATGATCTTCTTTCATTTCATTTTTATCAGAATCATTTTTTTGTGTATTGAATGAAATGTCGATTTGTACTTCATTCGTTGTGAATTCTTCTAAATTTTCTGTTTCCGCATCGGATTCTAAAGATTCTAATTTTGCTAAATAATCTTGTGAATTTTTTGATATATCTTCATTTATTGTATCTAAACTATTTATCTCAACAGCAGGGATTTCAATTTTAACGGGTTCTTCAATGGGTTCTTCAACGGGTTCTTCAATGGGTTCTTCAACGGGTTCTTCAATGGGTTCTTTGATTGATTTTTCTATATGTTGATCGGATTTTACTCCTAAAGTATTCTTAAATAAACATTTTTCAAAAAAGTTGTCTTGAGGTTTCAAAATCATCATTTGTTTCACTTCAAACTCTAATTGAAAGCTGCGAACAGAACATCGAATGCCTTGTATTTCCAATATAGTCATAATATTTGTATTTTCTTGAATATCTTCTATATTTACATCTTGTTCTTGTTCATTGAAAATTTTCAAGTTACATTTTCCCATACGCATAGGAACAGTCGATCGTAAAATATGAAACTTTCCCGATTTATATGATTTTGTAGGACACGTAAAGCAGTTTTCAATATCTACCATCGTCAGTCCTGCCTCAAACCATTTTTCTCGATTGTCAAATATTTTTTTTTGGCAAAAAATCTCTAAAGATTCTAAAAATTCAAGAAAAGATTCATTCATATGTTGAAATACAAGATCAACCAACATTTTTTTCCCCGATTTTATGATTCCCGACTTTGTAAAACATTTTGGAGGTTGAATATAAAATGGATTTTGTGAAGATGTCAATAGACGAATAAAATAAGATCCACCACTTAATGCGGTAGGTGATATACAATTCAATTGAGAGAAATCAAAATGCGAATTAGGTTCAAATATATGTTCCATTGATTTTTGTATTATCCATAGAAACCATAAATACTATTGTAACGCAGTTTCTTCATTATTCTCATTTCCACTAATGTCAATTGATTTTGGAGACCAACTCGCTGGCAAATAACACATATTACGAACATTTTTTTGTAATGGACTCACTATAGCAGTTTCTTCAGATGTATCTACACTTGTCGTTGTATTTATTTCTAAAGTAATTTTTGATTGAGATTCTTGACTACTCATACTAGATACACTATCGGAATTTGTTTTATGGATTGTATTTTCTTCATTCATTGTTTGAGACATATATTATAAGATTATTATCATTTATACAGTATTTAGCATATATTATATTATGAACTATTTTTGATTATAAAATGTACAGTTATGATATATGAATATCTATAATAATAACCATATAACAAAAATTAAAGAAATAACAAAAAAATATGAAGCATCTAATATGTATGAACCCACTTTTCATTTATTATCCACGTTTTTATGTGTTTTTATCATAATTGCGTTACTACACTATAGTAAAAGTATAAATGGATTGTTCGTGTTATTAATGCTATTATTAAGTCTTTTTTTAGTTCGTTTATTTATTATTTTTCATGATCTTTGTCATAAATCATATTTTCCGAGTAATGAACGTGAAACAAATACAAAAGGATTTAATCATAATATTGCTGTCATGATTGATTTCTTAAATTCATATTCGGCAAATATATGGGCGGATGGTCATTCCAGTCATCATAAATCACAAGGCAATTTAGACGTATATGATAATTCACGTACAGTCTTAACAACGGAAGAACTGAATGAACTACCACAATATCAACAAATTCTATATAAAATATTTAGACATCCTATATTCTTCTTTACTCTCATTCCAATTTACATGTTTTGGATAGCACGTATTGTTTATTTTGACTATTCGTATTTAATCAAATATGGATTGTTTCTATTTATATTGTTCAAAATAGGTAAATGGAAATTACTTGGGAGCTTTTTAATAGCTCATTATGTAGCTGGAATTATGGGTCTTATGTTGTTTCATTTACAACATCAAGTAAATCCAGCTTATTTACAAAAATTCCCAGAATCGGATATAGTTAGTAAAGCAAATGCCGAATTAATTGGTGCTTCTGTTTTATCTATACCACCTTTTTTGGATTATTTTACTAACGGTATTGAATATCATAATGTTCACCATATTAATCCGGGTGTGCCTAGTTATAATATTCAAAAATGTTATGAATATTTATTAAAACATAAATTTATACCAGATACAAAATTATCTTATACAGAAATGGCAAAAGGATTGACAAATACAATTTACGATTGTGATTTAAATATGTATATGTAATCATTTATCATTTATAGGTTCAACACTCGATTAATTTTTCATAATGTTTAATAAAACATATGAATTCTATTTTCTCTAACTGTTTAGATTTTTTAAAAACAGATGAAGCAAAACAAAATATAAAACAATGTATCATTACCCCTATGGGTGATATTTTATATAAAGATATGTATTTTTATGTATGGCTTATTTGTTTTTATCATTTATTTTTAATTTTATTAGTTCTTCTCACTGTTCTAATGCTATTCAAGCAGTATTATTTGACGCAGATATACTTATCGAGCATTCAACATTTATTGGTAAAATAGTAGAGAGGTTAAATATTTGTCTCTATAGAGGTATAAATGTTTTCGTCTATTTAAATTTGAACTGACATTCCCTTATTATTTTTATCTTTCTCTCAAATACATAAAAAACGAGTTTCAAAAGTATTCTAAATAAAAATATAAATTGAACTTTTCTAGAATATTTAGGAGAAATGTCAGAATTAGTAGAAACCAATACATTTCCTGAAGATATTCAAAAATTTATTTTATTAGACGAAGAAATTCAAAAAATACAAGAACGTTTAAAAATATTGAGAGAAGAAAAACAAAACACTCAATCTAAGATTTCGAATAAAATGGTGGAAAATAATTGGCAAAAACGAGCAATAGATGCGGGTTCGTACCAATTATCTATGATTGAGAGAAAACAATATTCCTCGATAACATTTACATATTTGGAAGAACAATTATCAAAAATTATACCGGATAAAGCACAAGTAGATTATGTAATACAATACTTGAAAAATAATCGTCAAGTAAAGCAAGTACAAGAAATACGCTCTGTTAAAAAAAGTTAAAAAGTTCTTTATCAAGGAATATTATAGACATGTTCCATCAAGGAGAATATAGTTGTGGACAATCTTTAGAAGCAAATATTCATTCAGATTTATGTGTCCCTATAGGATTAATATTACCAGATAGTTACGAGTTTATTGTAAATGATGAAAAGGAAACAGATCCTACATCAGTTGTACCGATACATGATAAAAAAATGGATCATTTATTGGATTTAGTGTCTTTAAAAAGTCAAAACCACAATAGGAAAACGAAAAAGAATCGTAAACCCATTAAACGTTCTAAATCCCCTAGATCCATCTTTTTTTGGAAATAAATTACCATACATTTTCTAAAAATACATTTTCGGATCCATGAATTTCAGACAAAGCATTATACAGTAAAATCTTTTCATCGATTGAAAAACCATAAAAACTGATTGGAGTTACTAATCGTTTTTTATTCCAACGTAATTGCTTTATTCTTCCATGTATGTTAGAATTTTGAATAAAACGATTATGAGCTTCTATTTCTTGGTCTGTACGATCAATATAAAATCCCCCTTCTAGCGAATGAAGTTTTTGTATTGGATTCCGCCGAGGTTCCTTTTCCGTATTATAGTATTGGCATATTTGATCATAATCTATGTCATCCACAGTTACACGTATAGTTGAATGTTTCATATTACGTATATATTGAATATTTATAAAATTCGTATTTGCTTTTTATAAATCATTGTTTATCTTTTATTTTCAATTTTAACGACATTTTTTCTTAATGGTATTGATGTTATAATACCGTGACACGTAACATATGGTTCCGGATCTTTTTCATAATCTAACCAATAGTGACATCCAACATTTTCGTTATATTCTGTATTCACAATAAAATATACCTTGTATTTCGATTTACTGTTAAAGTACGCATATTTGCCAATGAGTGGAACGTCTGATTGTGAAGTGTATGTATTCATTATTTACTTATCAACGCTTTATAGTGTAAAATAATTTCAATTTTAATACGTAAATACAAATAAATGAATAAATATATATATATACAATATTTATTTATTTGTATCATCATATGAAAAAAACAATTTTAATTACAGGTGGCACTGGACTAGTTGGTTATGGTTTACAATCTATACAAGACCAATATGATTACAATTTTATATTCCTCAGTTCTAGTGATTGTGATCTAACTATTTTGGAAACTACAATCGAATTATTTGAATACTATAAACCTGATTATGTGATACATCTAGCAGCGTGCGTGGGCGGGTTATTAAAAAACATGAAATACCGAGTGGATATGTACGAAAAAAATATGATGATAAATAACAATGTTCTTCATTGTTGTCATAGAGTAGGTGTGAAAAAAGTCGTGAGTTGTTTATCAACATGTATATTCCCTGATAAGACTACATATCCAATCAATGAAACTATGTTACATGATGGCCCGCCGCATGATTCTAATTATCCTTACGCATATGCGAAACGTATGTTAGAGATACAAAGCAAAGCATATCAAGAACAATATGGAGACAATTTTATATGTGTGATTCCAACCAATATTTACGGTGAAAATGACAATTATCATTTGGAAGACGCACATGTAATTCCCGCATTGATTCATAAATGTTTCTTGGCAAAAAATACTGGTAACCCATTTAAAGTTCTCGGAACAGGAACCCCGCTTCGCCAATTCATTTATTCCAAAGATTTAGCGAAATTAATAATGTGGACATTAGAATCATATGATTTGAAAGACTCTATCATTTTATCGGTGGGAGAGAAAGAAGAAGTTACTATAAAAGATGTAGCAACTTATATTGCGAGAGAATTTAATTATGAACATATGATCGAATTCAATGATTCATTTCCGGACGGACAATACAAAAAGACAGCAGACAATTCCAAATTAATGTCATTGTATCCTGAATTCAAATTTACACATATTCAAGAAGGAATTCAAAAATCAGTGTCTTGGTTTATTGAAAATTTAAGTAATTGTAGAGCATAATTATGAATGAATCAATGCGTCATGAGCAATCGCCATAGGAATAAATGCCCTATGTCCGTAATCCGAAAAGAAATTCATGTAACCTGTCAAAGCTTCATCTTTATTATAAAATTTATATGGAATCACTTGAACTTTATGTTCAATAATGAGAGACTTCCATTGATCCGTATTGAAAGGTTGATGATGTGTTCCTAAATCTTGTGTCACCATTGTAAATTTATCTGTGTTGGTTGTATTGTATTCCTCTTTTTGTAAAGGTCGTTTGTCTTGAACTAATTGATGTGACAACTTTATAGATGGAAAATTCATAGTACCACTAAACATTCCGATCAATTCACGAATATCCGCTTTACAACCTTTTGGACACGCATTCTTTTCAAGTGCTGGTACATACGTTTTATCTACAATAACGACAAATTTATTTAACAATTTAGATAAAACCGTATTTTTATTCACATCGTATTCGTATAGTTTATTCGCAATTCCTGAACCGATTATTGCTTCCGACATTTTTTCCATTATAGTATAATCTTTCGATTTAATACGAAAATGTAAGAACAATGGGTCATTGGAATTAGGTGTATTGGTACTTGCTATTTTTTTACATACGTCCATAAAAGAAATAGTGTTGGATTCGATTTCCGGCATTTTCATAGTTGCCACATAACCAGTACTAGAGTATCCTACCTCAGGATTTCCATCAATATTGTATATTTCAAAATCTAAAAATCGACATCCATATTTCATTACCTTTTCCAATTGGTTTAGTGATACATTGTTTCCACTATCTACACAACTGTTCCATGAACTAAATATCACATATTCTTTCAATGGGAGATCAGTTACAGAGGTATTTTGTATAGTAGGCATAATATCTTGGAATGATTCTTTAACTATATCTAATTTCGAATTTAATGGATCTATAGAAAGTAGCTCTTGACGTCTTTGAATTAATCTATAAATAATGTAAAAACAGATAACAATCGCAAATAATATAATTATTTTCTTAAAGCTCGGTAATTCTAACATAATAATACTTTACTATAAATTATATAATAGAAATATATTTTATAATTATACAATTATGGCGGGAGGTTTATTAAATTTAATTGCCATTGGAAATGCAAATGTATTTTTAACTGGTGATCCTACTAAAACATTTTTTCGTGTTGCGTACTGTAAACACACTAACTTTGGATTACAAAAATTCCGTATTGATTATAATGGAACTCGTGATCTACGATTAACAGAGGCCTCTACATTTTTATTTAAAGTTCCTCGTTATGCGGATTTACTTATGGACACTTATTTAGTATTTAGTTTGCCAGATATTTGGAGTCCTATATTTCCACCTATTCAGAAAAGATTAGACTCAAATGGAAATGTTCAAAATGAAGGAAAACATACCAATAATAAATGGGTTCCTTATGAATTCAGATGGATTGAAGATTTAGGAGCACAAATGATTCAAGAAATTGAGATTCGAGCTGGCTCTTTTGTATTAGCTCGCTATGGTGGTAACTATATAAGTGCTATGGCCAGTCGAGATTTTTGCGAAAAAAAGAAAAAAGCATTCGATCATATGACCGGAAATGTTAAGGAATTGAATAATCCAGCTTTAGCATACAATAGAGAGAATGCTTATCCGAATGTCTATTATGACGAATCAAACCCTCCTGTTAGTGGACTTGAACCATCTATACGTGGTCGGAATTTATATATTCCGCTAAATGCTTGGTTTACTATGGATAGCCGATGTGCCTTTCCATTAGTTTCTTTACAATATAGTGAACTCGAAATTAGCGTAACAATACGTCCAATACAAGACTTATTCCAAGTACGTGATGTACAAGATGTCAATGATGTGTATGAATATCCATACATACGACCGGATTTCAATCAAGATCGGTTTCAAATGTTCCGATTTCTACAAGGACCTGTAAAACAATACATAGCACATGCTACAGATAGTAATGGAGAATATCCATCAGAGGATAATAATAATTTTCCTCTAGATTATGGCACTATGGATAAAGACGCATATGAAAATGAAATTAATGTATGGAACGCAGATATCCATTTAATTAGTACATACGCATTTTTATCAGAAACAGAAGCCAAGAAATTTGCAAAAGAAGAACAAATATATTTAGTAAAAGAAGTTCATACCCATAAATTTGACAATATTTATGGATCCAAAAAGGTAAAACTGGAAACTACTGGTATGGTAGCAAATTGGATGTGGTACTTTCAAAGAAATGATGTGAACTTACGCAATGAATGGTCTAATTATTCAAATTGGCCATATAAACGTCTTCCTAATGATGTAGTGAATCCACCAACCAGTTTATTGCTTCATCCACCAGACTTAGATGGTATTCAATTCAATACTGGTTTACGTATAAGTGGAGATTATAGTGTAGAAAATCAAAAGAATATTATGTTAAATATGGGAATCATTTTAGATGGAAAATATAGAGAAAATACCTTACCTAGTGGAATATTCGATTATATTGAAAAATATGCTCGTACAAGCGGTTACGCAAAAGAAGGTATTTACTGTTATCAGTTTTGTTTGGATACTGGGCCACGAGTATATCAACCGTCGGGCGCAATTAATTTAGGAAAATTCAAAAACATTGAATTAGAGTTTCAAACACATATTCCTCAAATTGATTCTACCGCATCTAATTTTGAATTGAATTGTTTAGATGGACAAGTTGTCGGTGTTAATAAATCTACATGGCGATTATACGAATATACATACAATTTAGAAATATTTGAAGAACGTTATAACGTGATTTCTTTCATTAGTGGCAATTGTGCCACAATGTTCGCAAGATAATCTTTGTATATTTGTGTTAGAATATATGAATGAAATATATAGTGTTTTAATAAAGTATGGAAAACGAAAATATGAAAAGTAGAATCGCAACAGAAAACGAAGTTAAAGAAATTGACAACAAAATCAATACCATACATAAACAGAAAGTTAAAAATAATTTTAAAAATATGGATACTTTGACTTCTATAGATCAATCATCTACCACTACTCAACCCGATTCTTTATCTAGTGCGAATGAAGAAGCAATTCACCCTTCTAACTTAAACACCAGTCGAATACATATTGGCGAAGAAGGATTTCAAGCTCAAACACAAAATCAAGAAGAAGTACAAGATTACATTGATAAAAATCTTACTCATACCAAAACACGGTGGAAAAATGCTTTCAAATTTTTAACCGATTTGAAGGCGACTGATATGCAGAAACCTCACGGATGGCAAAAAATTTTTCGGGCAATTTTTTACATATATCCTATTACAACAGGTCTTGCAGTGGATGATTTTGTCGAAGCTGTTCCAGTCACGGTAGAAGGCAATGTATCTATTCAAGATTTTATTAAAAAACGAGAAATGGATAAAGAACACATCAAACATACTGCTTATGAGTTTGGTTATCTACTACTAACCTTTTATTTTTCATATATGGTATATTCTAGATTATATGCTGGACGTATATTAGAACCTATACAATATTATGTAAAGACAGGTAGTAAGGGTATTGATAAAAATGTCGAAAGAATATTTCATCTTGTTTTTGGCCCATGTGCCATTTTCCGATTTATTTTTTTCGATGGATTTCCAAAACTTATTAAGTGGATGGGACTTGATAGTTATCCTACTTTACGATTCACTTTCATTTTTATTACTTGTTATTATTTTTCGTACTTCTTTTTGGGTAAATTCGCAAAAATGTTTTTAGACGTTTTTGAATATAAAGCAGATCCTTCCATTTTTGTATTCCTTATAGCTGGATGGGCTTATTTCCTTGTATCTAATTCCGATAAATGGTTCGCTACATTCGCTACTACTGCTTTTTTCCTAGTTTCTATTATATTGTTGGTAGTTTCCCTTTTAATGTCTCCTATGGCACAATTATTATTGGTCGTATATGTCATTTATGCCCTGGTCGGTTCGCCTTCTACTATTTATAAATCACTCACCACTTTGTTCATGAAAAGAAATGATACTGTATTTGAACAAGTAAATATTCAGGTTGCTCAAAGTAATTTGTCCAATACAAATACCATTTTTGGAGGTTTTGATCAATTATTGTATAAATACGCATTCAAATATTTGTTCTTCTTTTTATTAATGCTCTTTTTCGCATTCAAAACTATACAAAGTGCGTTTGAATTAAATATTACAACTATACGCACGTCTATTACCACTATTAATGCCTATATTACAGCTACTATGCTGGTGATATATTTAGCAAAATTACTTATGGATAGACCAAACTTGAAACAAGAATTTAGTATTAGGAAAACTACTTCTTCTCAACAAGACGACGTAGTAGATTCTACAAGAAACTTTAGTGAAAGAATGAGAGAAATCGCATATGTTAATCCAGCAGACTTCAATGATAGACAACAAAGTCAACTTGAAATACAACGTCAACAACAAGCTTTGGAATCATTAAATGATTATTTAGCAAGAATAAGAACTATGAACTTTGAAAATGTAGAAAATGAGCGTAATGATATTTTACAGTTAATTAATAGAATTCATCAGAATATAAACAGTCTTTCCGATATAACTTCTCAATTTGAAAATATAGGAGAATTGTATAGAGGAAATGGAAATGCTACTTAACAAAATGATATTTTATAAATATACTATATATAAAGTATTTGTAAATGACAGAAACTACTAGTTCTAATAACAACAAATATAGAGATGATATAAATAGATATATAGAAGAAGCGGAAAAATTAATAAATGAAAAAGTGATTCAAATGAACACTTCTGGTAAAGAATTTCGAAGCGAAGCAAAAACAAAATTGACACATATTTTGAATCGAATAGATGAGATTAATAGAAGACTCCGATATATTTTTGCCCAAATTAAGGAAGTACAAGATTCAATTAAGAGTAATGTTGACCGAGAAGTCGAATTAGGACACCAAATAAAGACATTGGAAAATGAAAAAGAGACATTAAACAACGAGAAAAATCAATTAGAAAAGGATATCATAAAAAAAGATCAAACTATAGATAAACAAAATGGTAAAATAGAATCTTTAAAAGGTAAAAATAACCGATTAGAACAACAATTTAAGATAAACAGTGGGATTTTAAAAGATCAAATTCAAA